TTACACGTTATATAATGAAAAGATAATTTAAGGAGGTAACTTTATATGTTACGCAAACTATTTCGTGAAATTGGATTTCGCTGCCTAGCAGCGTATGCAGTGTTAGAAGAACGTCATATTGACAATCTTGTTAAACAGGGATACGTGGTTACAGACGAAGGTCCGCACAGAGAAAGATTGGACGTAGTACATAAGGTACTTAAGAAATTAAGAAATGAGGGATACTAAAAGTATTGTGAAAGATACATTTAGTATCTTTCTTTTTTCTGTCAAAGGAGGTAATGATGGTTAAACGTTTTTACGAGAAATACATTTTTCTCGTTTGTCTAATTTTGTGTATGGTGAGCACGATGTTTAGCATTGCTCGATATTACCAAACAAAGGTGGACTCTTTGGAATACCAAATCCAAATGTATAAAGACCGCTGGGAAACTCGAGACAAGGCGGCTACTTATTACAAACAACAACTAGAGTTAGAAAGGGTTAAAAATGGAAACAAAAAATGACAAGGGTTACGTATGGTCAATTGTCACAGTGGTTATTGGGGTATTGATGACGATCGCATATTTGATTCCTCAAGTTATTCATGAGCATCAAATAGAAGAAGATCGTATGCAGCGGTTAGAGCGCACTATATCTAAACAACAGGAAGATATAGATGCTTTGGAGAACAAACTTATTGGTATTATGGAGGACTTAAATGGAAATCAAATTCCACACCAAACCGACTCAAATAAATAGGAAGAATCCTATTGTAATAAAACAAGATTACCTTTTAAAAGTATACATGTATCCTTTAAAGGGCGATTTCTACGTAAGATTTGCGGTTGTTGGCAGCACGGCGTTTGCCGGTCTTGTAAAAACGGACGACCCTACTAACATATCCGCGATAATGCCAGAGCGGACAATACATGATATCTATACCAAGATGGATCTGACACACTATATTATTGGTTATCTCAACATACCACTTCGTGATATAGAATCAATTTACAACGGATAACAATCGGCATAGCCGGTTTCGGACTGCATACAATAAAAAATACAATTTTTATACAAATACAGTTCACCATGCAGTGGGCTACAGCAGGTAACAAATAATTTAAAAAGGAGTATCCTCTAAATCGTGTTTCAAAAATCCTGTATGTAGTCTGAAGCCGGCTATAAACTTACTATTGATAGTTCCTACGGACATATGACTTGATCATTTTTATCTTTTCATATTTTACCGTTTGATACAAATTTTCATAATCTCCTTTAGATCGGGTCATATGTCTATAGGAGCTATCAATTAGTTCTATATTTAAAACAAAGGAGAATTGTGATGATTATTAAAAATAATCTTGGGCTAGATGTGTCTATCGAGAAAGAGGACATGGAGTATGTTGTTTCAAAATATCAAGGTAAATTCGACGATATTGAGGCACTTGATTCGCTGGAAAAACGCTGCTTTCATGGAGCGTTAAACGTAGCTATGATTGGCGTATTTACAGGCGCACTTATGTATGGGTTTGGAAAATATGTTGGTGGTTTGCGCGAAGAAGCGTCTAGAGAAGTTCTTCGAGAAATTTATAAGGACGAACGTGCTACAGATGTATTTAAAGAAATGTTTTACGGAGGAAAATAAAATGGGACTATTTGATAAATTTATTGCAGTTGATGATGTTGATTTTGGTGATGAATTCACGAACGCTGTTTATCGTAAAGGTAAACGCGACGGGGCAGATCAGGAAGCTCTACACGGAGCATATTTGTCTATCGCTAGTGGGTTAGCTATTGGGTTGTCGTATGCATTGACTCGTCGTGCCACAAACAAACGGAATAAAGAAATCAATGAACGCTTGCTCAATAGCGAATGTATGCACGGTGTATTAGCAGATGTCGAGGGAGAAAGAATCGATTATTCTTCTGAATGTGTATTAGACGAACTATTGAAAGACGATAAATAGGAGGACTTATTATGTCAAAAGGGATTGTGAGACTTATCTGTATTACAGATGAGAAAGTGGTGTCTTTACTGTTGGATGATTGTTTCATGAACTTCGATTACGAGTATACGGACGAGATCCAAACGTATGATTTGGAATTTAAGCTTCCGTATAACAATGATCGTCATGAGATAATCAAATCATTGTATCATAAGAATAGCAAGACACGCTCATATTTGAGTTGTGCTGGGCGGTTATTCCATACATACAGCATATCTTTCCGACTATCGTCTAATGATTTGGAGGTAGACGAGTCTCGTCCAGAGGGACATATTGTGTTGAATAAACCTCTTAAATTCCGTGAGTATAGCGGAAACGTGGAGGGATTTTATAGTGATATTCGTGGGTTATTGGAGGTAAAATAAGATGGAAATTAATACTATTAAAAAGTTTAAATATAAAGGTTTTGATTGTATTGTTAAACGAATTGGTTACAGTAAAGGCCAAAGCGCACGAGATGCTATAAATCTTCTCGGTGATGACGACTTCTCTATGCGTCAATGGTGGTTGTGTGGGTATGTTGTTCTTCCTGGTGATCACCCGCTTAATGGTGAACACTATGATGATATTAATGATGTTATTAATGTACATCAAGGTTTAACATATTCCGATAATGGCGAGAACAACACATGGGTTATCGGATTCGATTGTAACCACTACGGTGACGGGGACAAGGAAAACACTGAAGAGTTTGTTGTTTCCGAAATTCAAAAAGTTGTTGATCAGCTGCTTGATCCAAATAAAGATCTACGCGCAATGATTGAAGATTCCGCATGGAGCGAGGGGTGATCATATGAGCGAATTAGATGAGTTTGGTATTGTTCGGTATATTATAGACACTGGCGATAAAGTCGTGTCTGTAATGATTAATGATATTGCCGAAGACGTTGACGGTAACCTTCTTATGAAAATTAAGAAGAAGCATATTCCGTTCTATAGAGCACTATTTGAAGAAGACGATCCAGACCAAGTAGCAGAATATATTCTTGTTAAAGGTGTAAAATTCTATGTTTCGACTTGGCAAGGTAACGACGATTATATTATCTTCCAAGTAGATTTGTTTACAACAAAACGTGGAATGATTCTATATTTAGACACTGAAGTTAAAGATCCAATATACGACGTTGAATGGCTTCTTCAAAACGAAAATCTATTTGGTTTTGACGGAGGATTTATCAAACGAAATTATAGAATGATTTATAAATGCTTCATCAACGATTATGGAGTTAAAGTCTTATTTGATGTCGACCAATCTAAGATCGATGATTTTTATGGATTTGAGAAGTATCTGGCTCGTACATTTTATGATAAGATTGATGGATCGCAGAAAAAACAAGGGGTATAGTGAAAGGAAGGTAAAACAATGAAAAACATTGACGAAATCATTTATGCTATCGCGTTTGATAGCTTGGAAGGCGAGATTGAGAAGGAGAAACTCAAACTCCGAGACGCAGAAACTGAGGAAGAACAGGCTGCTGTTGAGAAACGATTGGCAAGACTTATTTCGCTTCGAAATGAAGAATTGAAGCACAAGGTCAAACCTATTGATATATTCAACGTTGCGGTTAACGGACTTGCTGGTATCGCGGTTCTTGGTGTTGAGCATACTGGAATAATCGCATCCAAGTTATGGGCGCCAGTGCAAAAAGCGATTTTCAAATAATTCAAAGGGGTTTACCGCCCCTTTCATTTTTTTCAAAGGAGAATTTATAATGACCACACCTACATACAAAATTAAACAATACAATGACCTTTCACTAACAGTATTTAGTAACGATGAAGAACTACTTAAAAAAACGCGTGAACGTTGGTTATATATGATGCATAATTGTAAAGCGTTTATTCCGGATCATATTATGGATAAACATAAATTCACTACTCGTAGATTTTTGATTACAGATATTGATACAATTGAGAAAATCGACGAATATCATAAATGCTTATATATGTTTAATGTTAAAACTCTTGAAGTACCAAATGACAAATCCATTTTCCACACAATCCGAGACCACTATAAAGGGGGAGAATAATGGCAACACCAATTGTGAAGACGTCTGCTGAATTCAAAGAGACAGTGACGTCTATTATTAGAGCGATGGCTTTGGACGAGTTCTTACTCGTTCCTAAGTCATATATTGAGAATGGCATTAATACCTGGCTGGAGCGTGGTGAGAACGGTGAGTGTCCTGCTCAAGAAGACTATAAATGCTACTACCAATTTATAATGACAATCCCACCAGAGATGCATGTCTTGGATATGGATCTATATTTCTTACGTGTGGCTCGACGCATTGTTGATAATATTCTATTGGCGATGCTTGAGACATCATATTACAAGTCTGTATTCGACTACGCAGATGCGGAGAAGGAACAATACCAGCTTATTTATGATGTGACCACAGATCTACTCGACCGAATCGAAGAAAATCAAGACGGTAGTCGGGTATTTAAGAACACCAAACAGCTGCGCGAGGAATTCGAAAAGTATTATTCGGAGGTACTAGAGGATGCGTGAACGACGCGGTTGTCGAACAGATCTTATTTTAACTAAGATCGAATTCGATGACTATATTGTTACGAGCATAAAGAAGCTTCCTCTCAAAGAGTTATTTTTCATCGACGATTGGTATATCGACAGACTGATTACAAATTGGCGACGGACATATTTAGATTCTGAGTATCGTAAGTATATCGCAGGATTGCTTACGGTACCTAAGGAATCTATGATGTTAGATATTGATCTATTATTATGGTTCGTTGTCAGAAAGATGGTCGATGAATTAATTGTATCTTTGGCTGAGGGATTCTATTATGATGAGATGGAGAGCGTGATCGGGGAGAAAATTCACTTCGAACCTTTTAACCATCATAAAGATGCTAAAGTTGACGATCATAAGATTCGTTATTTTTTAGATGTTTTGGACACTGTGTACGACCGAGTTGATAAAGGTCAGGACACGCTTAGCTGGATTCGGGAGGTTGTTGACCCGAACTATTTATTCTAGGAGGATATATGAAACAACACGTTAAAATCGTTATGAGCGATAAGGATATGAATGATCTATCAATGGCATTCATGAGCTGCGATCGAGAGGTCGAAATGGAAGTAAAAGGTAACGTCATGATCCACTTCATTCGTGAAGATGCGGATGTCGACTATTAGGAGGTATATTTATGCGTAGCTGGGTTAAAGATCCTGAAATTTTAGATGATCCAAAAGATTTCACTTATATATCATTGTTTAAATCTATGGTATACGACTATGAAAAAGCAGACTTAGCTCCTATCGAGCGTTCTGCTATTACTTATATTCTTGTCAACTGGCGAGAAATGATACTTAGCAATGTTGTACGTGAAGAAGTCGAAGAAATTGTTAACAAATTTGTTGCAGAGAATTCTGTACAAATTGCAGATGACCTCATCAACGCAATAAATAACGCTGGTACGGTTCAAGATTTGATTCAAATTTTGAGCCGGTTAGATCAATAACGCAGAAATTACACACACTATAATGAAACAAAATATAAAGGAGGAAGTCAAAATGACTAAAGTTTCAAAAAATAATGTTGAGGAAACTGTTGTTGAAGCAGTTGAGGAAGTAAAGGAAACAGCTACTGAAGCAGTTGCCGAAAAGGAAGCCGAAATTAAGGTTGAAGATGTTAAGGTGAAGAAATCAGCAAAAGATAAAATTGCTGGTAAAATTGCCAAATATCGCAAACCATTTATTCGGTTCCTTGAGGTAGTTGTTATTGGTGGTGTTGCCTATGCGATCTACAATGCAACTAAACAACCAGATGACGAAGACGTTATCGAAGGCGACTTTACGCGATTAGACAACGAAGAATAATGTTTCAAAGGATAAGGGGTTTACACACCTCTTATTCTTTTTGTTTTAAAAGAAAGGAGAATCTAGCGAATGAGAGTTTTAGCTGGAGCCGTTATGTTGGCAGTTATTGGAGCATTGTTGAGTGCGATGATTTACACTATGTTTATTGTATTTTTCGAACTCGATCCACGATTTGCCGTTTGTTTTACAGGCTCTATTCAGGGCATTCTATTGTTCATGTGGGGATACATGGCTAAAGAAAAAGCTAGTAAATAATTTATGGCAGTAATTTTGGAAGATTATGGCGTGGTTCGAGTTACGAATCATCTACCAAATCATTATACATTTGTCATCCCTTTGGATGGCCCTCGTGATATCGCATTGGCGGATATTGCGACGGAGTTGAATGTCTATCACAACATGATGATGTTCAAAGGGGAGCGATACTACGCAGTGTCCGGAGTACAAAAACACATGGAAATGGATGACTCGAGATGGATCGCGACAATAGAAAGTAGGAGAATAAATGAGTAAAAAGACTGACTACGATAAAGTCAAATTGCGTACGGCCAATGTTGGAGATCAAGAACTCGCTGAGAAACATATTCAGCCAGTAGCCAAAGGTAAGATTGAAAAACCTGGTGTTGGTAAATGGTTTAGCAATGTTTTATTTGGTGAAGAAGGTTTCCGTGGAGCTGCTACACATATGGTACAAGAAGTTATTGTACCGTCAATTCAAAACACTGTTGCCGACGTATTGGTGACTGCTGTCCAACGTGCAATCTTTGGTGATGACTATATTCACCGTAGAGCTAACGTCGGATCGTTCTGGGGACGTGGTAATAATGTAACTCGTATGGACACATATCGTGGTAAACAAACGGATTACACGAAAAACTTCGCCCGTAGGAATACTCGAGCTAGTAATATTGTAAATGATATTGCGTTCGAAACTCGACAAGAAGCCCAGGAAGTATTTAATGTACTGCTGGCAAACCTCAACCAGTATGATGTAGTTACCGTTGGGGATTATTACGAGCTTACAGATAATGCTGCGTCATTTACTGATCACTCATACGGATGGTCTGTATCCAGTGGAGGTTTAAATGGGGCACGTATTGTAGCTGCGCGTGGCGGAGGATATAAGATACAATTCCCACAACCAGTGGAGGTGTAGAATGAAGGATTGGTTATATTACAACTCCGATTCGATCGGATGGATATTGGTAACTGTAGCAGGGTTCTCATTATTCAGTGCAATTGTCTGGGCCATTATTCTATACGGTCTTTATAGTATATTTCTACTACAAGCGTTCGCGTTTGTATTTTGGTTGTGTGTTTTAATTGGAGCTCTTCTATTCATTGCCGCAAATATTAATGAAATTGTGGAGAATGGTAAAAAGAAATGAGTGATAATTGGAATAGAATAATGTCTCAGGGTTTGGTTACCAGGGACATTGCTAAGCTTAAACGTATTGTCGCACGGATGGATACCGTTGAGGAAATGACATTACGTGATTTTAAAAAACTTCTAGATTTTCCTGAAGATCGTTTTGATCCACGCGATCATGACTATCTATGGATTAAATCTAAAATTAGTATTAGACCTGTATATGACGGGTCTAAATGGCAGATCTGCTGCAAGTTCAAAAAGAAAGAGGCGTAATTATGCGTAGTTGTTTAGGGACTTTGTTTTTATTGTGCACACCACCATTTGGTTGGTTTGTTTTGGCGTATCTTTGGGTTAGGGGTGATCGGTAATGGTAAAGTTTTTTAAAGCATTACTTATATCAATACCTATAATGTTGACGCACATCATATTGTTCTATGCTTTTATTTGGGTTAAGGCATTTGAAGTCTGGCCATTGGTATGGGCAATAGTTTTAGTGTTCTTCTTATTTGAGCTCTCAATCGCCGGATTAGTATTGGAGGCTTCTTATGAAGGTAGACGTAAAACTTAATGTTATATTAACAATGGATGGTCTATACATAGACACATTCCATGACGTAGATAATATTTCACAGTCGGAAGATGGTAATGTATACACCATATCTGCTGACGGACATAATTACATATTTAGAGTGACTGATGGATTCAAGGTATTTCCATTCTACGATATTCCAGAATTCACATTCAGTCACCGGAGAAAGAAGGCGATCGATAACGCAGTCGATCAACTTATGGAGGAATTATATGCGACTTAGAATTTATCCGAAGGGTGATCAACGACCATTGTTATTTGAGAAAGTGGCTAACGTTGATTTACATATTCATCAGCATGATTGGAGTATCACATTCAATCATATTGATCATATTAATAAAAACAAGGCTTGTGTTGCTACAAGTCATTTTTCAAGCGTCAACAGTTCGGGGTTGACATTCTTATATGAGAACAGTGAAGATCATAAATCATTTGAAGAAACTGTTAAAATCAATCGTGGTTAAGAGAAAAGGAGAAACAAAATGAAATTACCTAAAATCAATACAAAAGCTATTAAAGCTGGAGCTAAAACAACTTATAACACGGCCAAAATCCTTGGTAAGAAGTACGCACCTATCGCGTTAGTGACTACTGGTCTAGTTGGATATGGTATCGCCGTATATCAAGGTATCAAATCTGGTAAGAAACTTGAAGCAACCAAAGCTAAATATGAAGCTAAAGACGCTGCTGGTGAAGAATACACACGTATGGACGTTGTTAAAGACGTGACAAAAGATGTTGCCGTACCAGTAGCAATTGCCGTGGCATCTACTGCCGCTATTGGATTAGGATTCGCGATCCAAACAAACCGTCTTAAAGCCGTATCTGCCGCTCTTACTGCTGTTACAGAAGAACACGCTCGCTACCGTCTACAATGTAAAGAAGTATTGGATGAAGAGACATTCAAGAAAATCGACACTCCGATGGAGCAAGTGACTGTCGAAGAAGATGGTAAAGAAGCACAATCATTTGTCCCTAAGGAAGGATTGATGTATGGTAACTGGTTCAAATATTCTGCGAACTACGCATCTGATAGTCCAGAATACAACGAACAATGGATCCGTGAGTCTATCCGTGTGTTAGAAGAGAAGATTGCCCGTAAAGGATTGTTGAATTTCTCTGATATGTTAGATCAACTAGGCTTCGATGTTCCTAAAGCTGCTCTTCCATTCGGTTGGACAGATACTGATGGCTTCTATATTGAATACGACATTATGGAAGTATGGAATGCTGAAGAACAAATGCATGAACCACAAATCTACGTTCGCTGGAAGTGCCCACGTAACTTATATGCTACAACAAATTTCCGCGATTTAATCCCAGGACGTAAAGAATTAGCTTAATATTAGGAGGAATCATATAATGAAACCATTGGTCAAAGTATTATTAGGTGTTGCAGGTGCAGCTGGCGTCGGTTACGGCGCCTACCGCATTTACAAATGGTGGAAGGAAGAGGAAGAGCTAGAGGCCGACGGGTTATCTTATGACGAACTCGTTGCTCAAGCCGAGGCTAAGCAGTTAGAGGAAGATGCTAAAGAGCGTGAGGCTCGCATGATTGAAAACGAGAAACACCTCCGCGAATTAGAAGGCCTTCCAGATGACGGACTAGATTGGTTCAAGACAGAAGACGGATTTATTCGTCGTAATTTGAGTCCATATGAGATTAACTTTGGCCCCGACTATGATCCTCTTACTGAAGAAATCATTCACGAAATGGATCTTGATGGACTAACAAATGAATACGTTCAGAAATTAGACGTAGACAAAACTCGTTTCTACAATTATCGTGAGGCAGATCGTCCTATCCGCGATATTCTTGAGTCTGTTGAAGACATGGCTCGTCAAATTAAGACATTGAAAGGGGCAGAGATGGAACACGATCGGCTTATTTACGATAAAAATTCTACTGAAGCATATGATTACTACAAAGCGCTAGTCCTAGATCGATACGGTATCACAGACCGTAATCTTCGCCGCGATCTTATTGCATTGTTCTCATGGGAATTCCTACCAAGCAAAACCAAAGTTGGAGACTGGGGTCGTCGTGAAGATATTATCGCACGTCGTATCGAGTACTTCACATTCGGTAACACATATATTGACTTCGCATCTGTCGCTGAGGCAATCTTGGAATATGCTGACCGCTTATCTACTGACACTGGTGATGTCGGTACAGTACAAGAATTCGCTGGTTGGATTGTTGATACTCTTGGTCTTGACTTTGAGTCTGACATTGATCCAGTAATCCATGACACTCTCGTATCTTATATCGAGCATGATCGTGGAAGCAAGAGTGCGAATGACGACGGTACTTATGGACTCTTCCATATTTCTAAGAAAGACTATGACAATGCTGAATCACTATATCGTGAATGCGGCATTGCGATTGGGGATATCTTAGAAGGTAAACTCGAGCCTGAGTTATTTGTGTACGACATGGAGGAAGACGATGAAGATGATGAATGATATCATCTCCGGGATTGCGCAAGGGTTTAAGAGTCTTATGACCTCTTTTGCCCTCGCCGTTCTTCGGAAGAAGTGGTATGAAAAGATGCCTGGCGATACCAAAAAGAAGCTGCACAAATGGGCAGTTAACTATGTTTGGAACAATAAACTTATTCTAAACCAATGGGTTAAGCCTAAGAAAGGTGGACACTGGTGGGATAATATTCCAGCCGACAACAATATTGATCCGGGTATGAAATCATATTACTCAGAATGCTATGGTGTGCTGCATTATTTAATGGGTGCTGAGGAACGCTATGATATTAACGGTATGGTTATTATCAATAATATCACTGGAGTACTGCAGGATAAGCTCGACATGATGAGCATGCACAAATTCTTCTGTGTCAAGACGCCCGAGCATAAGGATCCTCTTATTTGTGTGATCCGTGATCGAGAACATACGTTTGAGGAGCTGGTTCTTACCATGTTCTTCGTCGATAATGGGGCTAAGGTTATCCATTGGATCAATTCACATTGTGATATCTTCTCTATGTATCGTCAAGAACAAAGCAATGCACCAGATGTATTTACTTTCGGTGATCAAAACACAGTAACTGAAGGACTTGGATTATATATCCCTGAGAAGCTATTCAAATAGGAGGACGCCATGGGTATTAATAACATTGGAATCCTCAAACCATTTAGTGAACCTGATTACACAGAGAAGGCCCTCGAATATCGTGGGTCTTTTCTTATGCAGGCTCTGACAGAGTGTGTTTATTTTAAACCACTTGACATCGAAATCGATTTATCAAAAATTGCCCGGGGTGGGATTTTACATCGAATTCGGAATTCTCCAGGCGTAAACATTTACATTCCTGGATATTGTAATGTGATGGTTGGATATTTCACAAACAAGCTTTGGCGTATACCATTTCCTTACTTATTGTTATCTGAGCGTAACCGCGACTTGAGAATGTTCATATTCTCGGAAGCTGCTGCGATGAAACAATTCTTGATGGATATTCGTAACTCCAAGACTAAATTCGATAACTATATTGCTGAAGGACTTGGTAAAGGATATTTCGTATCTGTTCGCCTACAACATGACAGTTCTACAAATTGTTATGTGCCACAGCACGGTTACAAGATTCCATATATTAGTGGATACAAGATCCCACCACACAGCCAAATCACAGACGAGTTATTTAACTCACGTATTGACGGACGCTTTAATTGGCCAGATGTATCTGATATTGACTACAACAGTCACTACGGTATATATTCTAAGACCAAAAGCAGTCTACACTACACTCCTAAGGACTTAATACTTATGGAGCACGACATTTTAAACACATGCATTGATATTGTTAAAGGAGAACATAATGACTACAATTAAACTTGACATCACACGCGTCCCAGTATTGAAAACTAAACATTTCACAAAACAAGCAGAATTCATCAACACAATCAACCCAGGTTCTTATGGATCAAACGTATACGATCAACTTGAGTTGAATCTAAATACGATGATGGATTACCTTAAATACGGCGGTAAAATCACTGTTGCTATGCTGCGCCAAATGGCTGGTAAGAAAGTTGAAGCTAAGGATCATTTCTTTGGTTGGGATATTGATGTATTGTCACAATTGACTATTTCCGATGACGAGACTATTGAATTCCCGCTTATTTTCTGTAAACAACTGATGGAACCAAATGCCGATATCTTCTCATTCAAACGTCTAGATACAATCAGTCGTAAAGGAGCACATGTTGATAAGGAAACTATCGACCGTGGAGCAGCATATTTAAACGATATGTTGGAACTAGGCATCTTCAATCATGCATTCGTCGACGATGTTTTGAACTTGAATAAATAGGGGAACCACTCATGGATAATGGACGGGGAGTAATTAGTATCAACTATATTAATGGTGAGATTTCATCAAGTCCATCGACATGGATTCCTAATAACATTTTCTTTAATGTTTACGAAGCAACTTTTCTTGGCGATGCCAACATGTTATCTATCACACAGACTATTAGTAAAGATGACGATCTATATTCGAAGACTACTTATATTCCATTAAGTAATATTGGTATTATGGAACATTTCGCAACTAATGAGGATTTCTATAAAGCATATCCACATATTAAAGAGTTGAAAGAGGAACGGGATGATAGATAAAGAAAATGTCTTTCGGAGATTAGGAATCCATTCCAAAGGTGGTACATATAATGTTATGTTTTTAGTTATTAACATTCGCTATTACCAAACTTATATTGTTATTGAATACCATGTGGATAAAACCTCCACAGCAACTATGGTATTATCTATGGATGATATATCTCAGATTGATGTATTTGATATGAACAGTGCGGAAATAGACGCACATATGGAGTATTTTGTTAAATAAAGGAGCCGAGTTATGCCATTTACAGTCGAAGTATATGAAAAAGAAAGCGGTATTTGTGTTGATCGTATCACAGCTTATTCTGTACGAGCAGAAGGGGATTGGTATAAAATTGACCCAGTTCGTGAAGAAGGATATCGCGGGCCTGTTGAGTATCGTATAGAAAAATACGAATTAACCACGAAATCATTCTTGGAAAACGGGAAGACACTGATGGTTAAAGGTCGCTTTGACGCCAAACCATATCTATTTCCAAATGTATATTCATACAAAAAAGTGGATCTACACGACGGATTAGAGTATTTGCGCGTGGAATACCGTCCGTGGGGACAGGATCGTATCCAAGCACACATGATGTCTATGAGCATGATTGATTTTTGGGAGGAACAATAATATGAAAAATCATTATACACTTGTAATTATTCGTAAAGTTGGAGATCCACGTATTGTTGAAATTCATGACAAAGTGGAGAAGATAGATTTTGTTGGTGGTGAGTGGCATGTCATTTTAAAAGACGGTGTGGTTCATCATTATCCATCCGAGTCTTATGTATTTGAGTTAATCGATTCGTTAAACTACTACAACAACAAAACATTTACTGTATTTTTCGTAGATGGGTCTAGTAAAACATTCCCAAATACACATGATGTTCAAATCACACATTCTAAGGGCGTGGAAGACACTATGACTATTGTATGGGATGAACGTGAGGATTGTCGAACAGTCACACAATTCCCAATGCATGAAATTACGACATATTCTGGTAAGGAGGAGTGAGATGTTAGATCAAACATTTAAATTTGTGTTCATCACTTATAAAGAAGGACATAATGGACGATTTGGTACATTTTCATTAGTTACCGATATCCAATATCATAACAACTATATTGTTATCGAATACTATGGTCGTCCTGATAGTACTGATACTCACATAATCATGACTGACACAATTGAAAAAATCGATGTTGAGGATATGCGAGAACTTGATGCCAAACGTGAATGGGTCGAAATGAACAACGCTATTTGTGGTCATAACTTTACCCAAATGAAATTCTGGCCGTTTGAGGGTAAGAAGAGCGAAATTGAAATTTATCCTCTTTATGGCGGTCAAGACGGCGGTTATCTATTATACACAAACATATTAGGTATCGAACGTAAGTGGAACCATGATATTAAGGGTAACGAATTATACATTCGTCTTATTGATTTTGGTAAGTATGTTGGATTTCATAATATTGAAAAGATCATCATCGTACCTGAGGAAGATATCAAGAAATTCATTATCAAGCGCGCCGATCACGAAGATCTAGAGATTAAAGTTAACGGAGGAACATATAGAGATGAGTAATGTGGTAAAACCGTCAGGGTTCATGCTATATGTTAGGTATAATATCGAAGGTTTATGGAATCATATACGTCGCATTGAACGATCTGGTTCGGTAGCTACATATAAAGATATCGAAATGTATACCACACCGGTATCAAACTTCGGAAAGGATCATTATGATAATCTCACAGACTTTCTAAAGGATATTTATGAAATAGATTGTTACCAATGGTTATCACCCCAACATCAGGAATGGGTTAAAGATGTAATAATTAAAAGATTTCAGGAGAATAGAGATGAGTAAAATGACAGACAAATTAACACCAAACACAATGAAAAACCAATACGATCACCAATGGAACGTATTTTGTAAGAAGAATCACGACTATGGTAACTCATTTGAGAAGAGTTTGGACACGTTCGGATTGGTGGCTGGTATCGTCCGTATGAGCGACAAATTCGAGCGCTTAGTTTCACTCAATGATCTTTCTAAAGACGCTCAGATCGCCTCTGAGAGCCTCGTAGATACCTTAGAAGACCTGTCTAACTACGCTGCTATGGCTGCGTGCTGGATGAAGCGTAAACATGAGCAGGATTGGAAGGAAACTCGCCTATTAAATGGTCATAAAAAATTAATTGATAACATGACTGTTGGTGGTGATATAAAAATCGAAGATAATCCTAAAGATCCTGAAGAATTCATTCAAGACACCATCAAACAAATCTCCGATACCGTATTAACGAAAGAACGTGGTTTATTAAATGTCGATAGCGGTCCAATGAACGCCGACAAAATCAAAGTCATGCCATTATTGGGTGGCGAGAATGAAGAAGATCGTAAGATTGCTGAAGCTACCAAACGTATTGATGATATGATTGCGGATATTCGGAAGAAATCTGGTGGATCAATCGAACCATATCTTAAGGAACACGCCAAGAAGTGTGATGAGAAGCGACTAGATCAGGCTATCGATTTATTCAAATACAACGCTATGGCTCAGGCTAAATCTCAAAAAGATATCGATGAGTTATTTGAGCGTATGTTGGATGGATCTTTGGTTTCCCGTGTTGTGAGTAATGGCGATGGAACATATGTGGCTTATTGGGAACCGGCTGAGAAGGAGGAAGACGATGAGGATTAAGCATATATATCCTAAATCTAAAACGATATTACCTCAGCCTCCAATACATGTACAGCTATACTTTGATCCTGATGAAATGGAACAGATTCGTAAGCAGTTCTTATTGGACGAGGAACATAATAATCCGAATAAAACTTTTAGATTTCATGGAGGACAGGAGAATGAGTGTTGATAATCGAATCCCATCAGAACCTTACATGGAATTGAATGGGGTTAAGGTATATGCCGAAAACGATAACAAACCTTTTGTTAATATTGATAAGGAGAAACTAGATGGGAAAGAACATTGATTTCCGTGTCTTCAAAGACCATCATTGGGTCGGTATTGCCTATGTGAAAGACCATATTGGACAGATTATTGGGTTCAAATTCATGTATAAAGGGCCCGAAAAGCTGAAAGATACGTACGAACCAGGGGATTATTTCCGTGCTGAAGTCCTCGGATTCGAGTATGATTTAGTATTTGAGAGGGACTTTTGGCATAAATTGGACGAGAAAACTGATGAATACGGGCTTGAATTCCGTATTTTGTGGTAGAAAATTCCCCCAAGATTTTTTGGGGGTTTTACCTATCCCACCATTTTTATTATAGTATTTCAGAAGTCGGTCTAGAAGGTTATCGATAAAAATGGGGGTAAAATGGCTGAAAATACCTCAAAATCCCAAAAAATAGGGTGTAGGGTACATTGTTGTTGACTCAGTTAAAATTCAACTTATATATAAAACAATGGGTATTTGGGGGCCAAATTTGGGATCACAGGTGACATAATAGCGATAGGAGGTATAAATGGATTTTTTGGACGTCACTGTCAAAAAGTTCTATTCTAATAACAGATCATGTGATTATGAGGTGTCACCCGACTTTATCTTTGGGGATGCCAAGGATTTAGTTGTAAAGGGTGGTAAGTTCTATGCTTATTGGAATGGACATAGATGGGACACATTACAACGAAATTTATTCTATGATATTGATAGTCAATTGTGGAATAAAGCGAAGGAGCTTCAAGAGGAGGGCCCTGGGGTTCGGATTGAAGTGAAAGAAATTCGGAAAGCTTCTGGTGGCAAGTTCCGATTATTTATTGACTATTGTAAAGCCACCGAACAAACTGATACCCCATTCAACCAGAAGGTATTATTCGCTGATCATAAAATGCAGAGAAGAGATTATGCTACTACTCAGTTGTCATATTCACCAACTGATGGTGAGCCCGAAGCTTTCATGAAATTGATTGGTACATTATATACACCAACAGAACTTGACAAAATACTTTGGTTCATGGGCGCCTTATTTACCAACAACATGTACAAGGTTGAGAAGTTCATGTATTTGTATGGATCAAAAGGTAGCGGTAAAGGAACTGTACTCAAGATATTCAGATGGTTGTTTGAGGAATATTGTGGAACTATTGATTTGAAATTGTTGACGAGTAATGACCCATTCGCAACAGGACAAATTAAAGAAGTTCCATTATTGATCGACGAGGATACGGACATCAGTCATATTTATAATGACACCCCATTATTGAAACTGACGAGTCACGAAACTATTTCGGTCAACCAAAAGTACAAAGAACAATACGATGTTACATTTAGTGGTTTACTTATCACTGCATCAAACCAACGATATAAAGTTCGAAATGTTGATTCGGGTATTACTCGACGAGCAGTTGTAGTAAATCCAAGCGGTAATAAAGTTTCTCACAAAGACTATATTTCGTTGATGAACCAAATCAAATACGAGCTGCCTTATATTGCTAATCTTGCAATTAGTCGATTTGAACAATTAGGATTCGATTATTTTGATGATTACTTTGATGTTGACATGGCAGAACAGACAGATCATATCTTTGATTTCATTCGAAGTGAAGCGATGCAAATGAAAGATGGAATTAGTTTAAAACAAATTTCAGAGCTTTACAAGAATTATCTCGAAGACATGGGTTGGAAAACCGATGGTTATAAAGCCACGATCAAACGCGAAGCTCTTAGATATTTTGATACGATGGTTAAAGATACAGTTGTTGACGGTGTACGTATTAAGAATTTCTTTAAAGGTTTCAGATGGTCAATAGCATTTCCTGAAGGCGTTGTTTCGGACGATATTCCTGAGAATAAAGTTAGTGATTGGTTAGACTTTAAATACCATAATGAAGTATTTAACAAATTGGCTGCTCATTATCCCGCTCAGGAAGCTTTGAGTAATGGTAATCCATCTCAGAAATGGGACGAGGTTGTCACAACGCTAAAAGAAATCGATACGAGTAAATTGCACTGGGTGAAAGTCCCACTACAACATATTATTCTCGACTTTGATATTAAAGACGAGAATGGAGAGAAAAGTCTAGAGTTAAATAAAGAGGCGGCGTCGAAGTATCCCCCGACATATGCTGAAATATCTAAATCTGGAAAAGGTATTCACCTGCATTATTTATATGATGGTGATGTTAATTTATTAGACAATGTCGTTGAAGACCATGTCGAAATTAAAGTTTCCAAGGGAAAGGCGTCTTTACGACGGATTGATAATGCATCAAACGATATTGAAGTATCTCATATTTCGTCGGGACTGCCGATGAAAGAGAAAAAGGAGATAGTGATGTATGATACCGTAAAAGATATTACCTATACCGAGAAGACTCTCCGTAAATTTGTTAAGAAACAACTAGGACTTATTCCTGGGGAGAAACCTAGCCACGCAAATACTAAACCAACTATTGATTGGATTTCTCATGAAATACATAAAGCATATGATGCAGGATTGAAATATGACTTGTCAGATCTTAAGCATTCAGTATTTCTTCGAGCATTACAATCTTCTAATCAAAAAGATTATTGCTTGGATGTATTTATGAAGATCCCTTGGTCTTCAATGCGTGATGACGACGGTAAGACTGAGACAGAGTTGACGACAGGAACTAAGATCGTTGCCAAAGAAGAAATCGTATTCTTCGATATCGAGGTATATCCAAATCTATTTGTTGTAGTTTGGAAGAAGTATGGTGAAGACGAATATGTGAGATGGATTAATCCTACTCCAGATCAAATTGAATATTTGTGTTCGTTCCCTCTAGTCGGTTTCAACAACCGTCGATATGATAACCATATTCTCTACGCTCGATTGCTCGGAGGGACAAACATGGAGTTATTCAGACAGTCCCAAAGAATTATCAACGAGAAGAACGCGAAGACTGGTATGTACGCAGGAGCTTACGAATTAAGCTATACCGATATTTATGAGTATGCTCAGAAGAAACAATCTTTGAAGCGTTGGCAAGTAGAGCTTGGTATTAATCACGTCGAAATGGAAATCCCTTGGGATCAACCAGTGCCTGATGATTTGGTCGATACGGTTGTTGAATACTGTGTAAACGACGTGGATGCTACTGAGAAAGTATTTGATGCGACATACGCTGACTATATTGCTCGTGAGATCTTGGCGACTATTTCCGAGGGATCAATGAACGCAACAAACAATCAGCTTACTGCATTATGTATCTTCGGACAAGACCCTCGTCCACAAGACAAGTTTATTTACACAGACCTAAGCAAGACATTCCCTGGATACGAATACAAGTTCGGTAAATCTACATATCGTGGTTATGAAACTGGCGAAGGTGGATTTGTATATGCTGAACCTGGTGTCTATAAAGATGTTATCTTAGATGACGTTGAGTCAATGCATCCGAATAGTTTAATCAATATGAATTACTTCGGCCCATATACTCAACGTTATGCAGACTTACTTAAAGTGCGCGTGTTATTGAAACATAACAAAGTGGATGAAGTTAAACTTATGTTTGACGGTAAGCTCGCACCATTCTTGGATAATCCAGAATATCGTAAACCATTAGTGTCTGCGTTGAAGATCGCTATTAATGCCGTTTATGGCATGACTTCGGCGTCGTTTGATAATAAATTCAAACACAAAGATAATATCGACAATATTGTCGCTAAGCGTGGGGCTTTATTTATGGTCGATCTTAAATTCTATCTAGAAGAAAACGGATACCAAGTATGTCATATTAAGACAGACTCTGTTAAAGTTCCAAACGGCGATGATAAAGTTGTTAAACTTATTGAAGATTTTGGCAAGCGACCAGAGTACAACTATAAATTCGAACACGAGCATACATATAAACGTATGGCGTTAATCAATAACGCTGTTTATATTGCTCAACTTGAAGATGATAGTTGGTCTCCAATAGGAGCAGAGTTCGCAAATCCATATCTTCTTAAACGGGTTTGGACAAAAGAAGAATTAACCGATCAAGATTTCTTTATTACTAAGCAATCGAAAGGCCATATTTATCTTGGCGACGAATTCGTAGGAAAAGTTGGATCCATTTATGCTTCTAAGACTGGAGCTGAATGTTTGTGGACAGAAGATAATGAGAATTTCAAATCTGTTACGGGAACAAAAGGATTCAAATTCAAACAAACATCGGAATTTGATTACGAAGATATTGATTTCGATTACTATGACAAGTTGGCTATTGCTGGTTTGAAGAAAATCATGAAGGTTGGCGATATCAATATGATTGTTGATAACATGCCTAAGGATTATATCGAACCACTCGGCTTAAACGACGAACAACCCGTAGAAATGTCTGCCTAACTTTTTGGGCAGTCGCTCGGGGTTTTTAAAAACTTCGCAGAAATTACATGGCACATAATAGAAAGGAACAAGAAAATTCAACGATTTTCGCGCTCCTTTTATTTTTTGTTGCAATTTGTCAATCACGTCAAAATAGAAAGGGATATTATCATGACAAAATTATTACAAGCTTCTAATCACCAAATCATCCTCGAAGATGTGGAATTTGCCTTTAAACCAAACTTCGCAGGACGAGAAGAACGATACAATCGTGCAGGCGATCGTTATTTTAACGTAGTAGTGTCTCCAGAAGATGCTCAAATCCTTGCCGAACAGTATGGTGTTAATGTCAAATTGTGGGAGCCTAAACCACGAGATGACGAAATGGCTAAGAAAATGGCCGAGAACCCTGACATGTATGAACCATTCCATTATTTCAAGGTTAGGGTTTATACTAAGTTTGCTATTCCATCAATTGCGCTCATTTTTGATGACGAAGGGGTAAGCGATATTGATGTTCCGCTAGGAGCTCAAGAACGAACATTCCTTACAGAAGATCAATTTCAAATGATTGATGAAATGGAAATGTCATGTGTTGATATGACTATCCGTCGTCGAGAGCCAAGTGACGAAGGGACTTACGCTCGTCTCGATTTGAAGAACGCGTATATTCACGTAGCTCCAAATCCGCTTGAACGTAAGTATGGTTATTAATGATTGAGTTATATCCTTATCAGCGAAAGGCGGTTGATAGGTTACATAACGGTTCTGTATTGTGCGGAAAGGTCGGTTCGGGTAAATCCTTGACCGGCCTATTTTATTATATGGAGAACCATATTGATAAGCCTCTCTATATTATTACGGTCGCTAAGAAACGAAACGATCGAGAATGGCATAGAGATTTTGAAGCCTTAGGAATTGATGGCGTTGTTGATTCCTGGAACAATATCGAAAAGTATACTGATGTGAAAGACGCATTCTTTATATTTGACGAACAACGCGCAATCGGTTATGGTAAATGGGGTATGGCATTCATTCATATTGCTCGTAAGAATAATTGGATAATGTTAACCGCAACACCAGGTGATGTTTGGATGGATTGGATGTGTATTTTCATAGCCAATAATTTCTATCGAAACAAAACTGATTTTGTGGATCAACATGTAGAGTACAATCCATATTCTAAGTTTCCTCAGATCAGACGATATCACAAGACCGATAAATTAGAAAGGTTCCGACGTTATTTAGCAGTTCCAATGCAAGACTTTAGAACTACTAAATTGCATCGTAAGTATATTAATGCCGACTTCGATAAGGATTTATACAAATCTGTAATCAAGAGTCGCTTTAATCCATATACTGAAGAACCTATAATGAACGCATCTGAATTCACACAAGTACTTCGTCGTATTATTAATACGAGCGAACGCCGTAGAATTCATGCGAAGCAAGAGATAATGACTCGTGATAGAGTTATCGTCTTTTATAATTACACCTATGAACTTGATATTCTCAAAGAGATTTGTCAAGAATTAGATAGGGCATATTATCAATGGAACGGTCAAAAGCATGAAGCTATCCCAGACGATGAAGCCTGGGTATATCTTGTGCAATACACGGCCGGAGCCGAGGGATGGAACTGTATAACTACTGATACGATTCTATTTTACTCGCTTAACTATTCTTACCGAATAATGGAGCAATCGGAAGGACGAATTAACCGAGTGAATACCTCCTTTGAAGATCTTTATTACATTTATTTGAAGTCCCCGGCTTCTATTGATGATGCTATCGAACGCTCCATTCGAAGCAAAAAGAAATTTAATGAAAGGAATTGGGTGGAGAACACATGTCCAAACTGGAACGAGATTTCCAAAAACAATTGATCAAAGATATCAAACAACGAATCCCTGAAGCTATTGTTAAGAAGAACGATCCTAACTATATTCAAGGCATTCCTGATTTGTCCGTTGACGTTGGGCCATATTCCTATCATTTGGAAGTTAAGAAATCGGCTAAAGCTCCATTTCGACCGAATCAAGAGTATTATTTAAATCATTATAATACAAACGGCGGATGGGCTCGAACCATTTATCCAGAGAACAAGGAGGAAGTACTCAATGAAATGGAACAGACATCCAGAGTACGAGGGAAGACATTCCTTCCTTAGCGCTAGTCAGTGCCACTGGTTAAATTATACACCAGAGAAGATAATTACTAGATTCGAAAACGAACAAGCTAAACAACGAGGTACTGAGTTACATGAATTTGCTAGTGAAGCAATTCGACACAAAATTAAATTACTGCCAGGTCATACTCACCCAGCAGTTGCTAATTTTGTAAATGATGCAATTGGTTATCATATGGATAGTGAAGTAATCTTATTTTACAGTCCATACGCATTTGGTACCGCCGATGCTATTCGTTATGAACCTCCAAAGAAAGATAATCCTCGTGGATTTCTTAGAATTCATGATTTGAAAACAGGCGTTACAAAACCTAAAATGGAGCAGCTATTAGTTTATGCTGCTTATTTCTGCTTGGAGTATGGTGTAAAACCTGAGAAAACGGATTTCGAACTCCGTATTTATCAAGGTAATGATATCAAGACATATATTCCAGAAGCAGAAGACGTGTATGACGTATATCATACAATTAAAGAGTTCTCGGGAATTCTTGAAAGTAAACCTAAATAGAAAGGATATTGTTCATGAATCTGGAAGAAGCATATAACGATATGCTCGAGCATAGAGGAACCCCGCACCAAGGTAATATTCCACATAGTGGTCGTTACGCTTGGGGATCTGGCGAAAATTCATTTCAGCGGGCTACTTCATGGTCCGATAGAGTTGTTAAATACAGGCGATCTGGTTTATCCGATACTCAAATAGCAATGAAGCTAGGTATTACAACAACCGAATTCCGTAAAAGGAATAATATTGCTAAACATGAGATCCGATTACATAATATTAGTCGGATCCAAGAGCTTGCCGATCAAGGTTTAGGATCTATCGAGATATCTCGTAGAATAGGTATTCCTGAATCAACCGTTCGTATGAATTTAGATGCTAAAGTGCGTAACAATGTAAATCGCATGGAGCAAATTAAGACTGATATTAAAGGTCTTATTGAAAAGAATCCGTATCTTGACGTTGGTCTGGGATCCGCACAACAACTCGGTGTGAATGAAAGCACGCTTAAACGTGCCGTACAACAATTGGAATCCGAAGGATATCATAGACATACGGTTTATGTTAAGAATGCTACTAACGATGATCACTGGGTAGAAATGAAGGTGTTAACTAAAGAAGAAGATCCTGCTGTTGTTAGGGAACACAAGCATGAAATCACACCTCCTCATATTCATACTGACGCTGAAGGTAAATCTTCATTAGGTCTTAAGCCCATCCAACATATTGATTGGAAGCGTGTCGGTATTCGATATGATGAACAAGGTGGTACGGATAAAGATGGTGTAATGGAATTACGTCCAGGAGTAAAAGATCTTGATCTCGGTAAAGCCCGTTATGCCCAAGTTCGTATTGGTGTAAACGGTACACATTATCTTAAAGGTATGGCTGTTTACGGTGATCCAAAAGACTTCCCTAAAGGTGTCGATGTTATTTTCAACACCAACAAGAAGCAAGGAACTCCAAAAGAAAAAGTATTAAAACCTTTGAAAGATGATCCTGATAATCCATTTGGTGCTACGATTAAAAAACAATCGGGAGCAATCAATAAAGTAAATGAGGAAGGCGATTGGAACACTTGGTCTAAAACATTATCTTCCCAGTTCCTATCTAAACAACCACCAGCTTTAGTTAAAGGTCGTATTGAAAAGACATACGATAAACTAAAGAAAGAGTTTGATGAAATTAATTCATTAACAAATCCTGTCGTTAAGAAAGTAATGATGCAAGATTTTGTTGATGGATTAACCGTCAAGCGACAACATCTTAAGATGGTTGGCTTTGACAGAATGAAAGGACAAGTATTATTACCTTTATCTGGTATTAAAGCAAACGAAGTATATGCTCCGAACTTTAAGAATGGAGAAAAGGTCGTACTTGTTCGTTATCCTCATGGTGGTATTTTCGAATTACCAGAACTCACTGTTAATAATAAACTAGATAAAGGTCCTGCCAAATTCATGAAGGGAGCAAAGGATGCAATCGGTATTGATTCATCTGTAGCATCTAAATTATCTGGTGCCGATTTTGATGGCGACTCAGTTATGGTTATTCCTAATAATAACAATGGAATTAAAACAAGTCGATCTTTAAAAGAATTGAAGAACTTCGATTCTAAAAGTTATTATACTCCAAAGCCACCTAAGATTGATACGCAAAAACAAATGGGCGTTGTGTCTAATCTTATTACTGACATGACTCTTAAAGGTGCATCTCAATCTGAAATTGCTAGAGCTGTTAAACATTCAATGGTTGTTATTGATGCTGAAAAACATAGCTTGGATTATAAACGTTCTGAACGAGAGAATAATATTGATCAGCTTAAAAAGAAATATCAAGAACACTATGATGTCGTTACTGGAAAGATATCTAGCGGAGCTTCAACTCTTATTTCTAGATCCAAGACCGACTACCGTGAAACAGAATCATGGTATAAAGAAAGAACTGCTGAAGAACTAGCAGCTAATCCTAGACTTGCTCCTAGAATTAAGAAAACAAAAACTATTTCTTTTACGCCTAATGTTGATATGGTAGACGATGCTAAGAAACTAGGTTCTGGTACTGCTATTGAAAACATGTATGGTAATTACATCAACGCTCTTGGTAAGATGCGTACAAAAGGTGAGTCTATCATTAGCAAGACTCCTAACATGACCATGTCCAAGGAATCTAAAGTCAAGTACAAGGATCAAGTTGAGTCTCTACAGAAGAAGCTTAATGACGCTTTGTACAACTCTCCTAGAGAACGTCAAGCTCAGCTCATGGCTAACAAGACTATTGCTGAGAAACGTACTCCTGACATGAGTAAAGACCAGCTTAAGAAGCTTAAACAACAGGCTATTGCAGCAGCCCGTGTTAAGACTGGTGCTGATGGTAAGTCTACACGAATCTCTATTGACGATGATGAGTGGAAAGCTATTCAATCTGGTGCTGTATCAAGTAAGATGCTTACTGATGTACTACGATTCGCTGATAGTGATCGTGTCAAACAGTTGGCTACTCCTCGTGTAGAGAAGTCTATCAGTCTTGCTACAGCTAGCCGTGCTAAGACCATGCTTAAGAACGGTCATACCTATGCAGAAGTGGCTGATGCTTTGGGTATCAGTGTCTCTACTGTACAGGATCTGTCATAGAAAGGAGGCCATACATGACGTACAACATGGAACTACTAGAGCATGCTGACTCTACTGAGCTCATGCCTGATGCTATGGCTGATGATCAAGTGACTGATGCCGAGTACGAACGCGAGACAACGGTTGATGCTATGCTAACTACATACGACAACCCTTACAATCCATACGAAGACTACGATGCTTGGTGGCAATGGGACAAGGACAATGGTTACAACACACCAGAACTCTTAGCAATGGTTCTTGGTGACACATCAAACGTACTTGATGCTGTTGAAGAAGCACAGCGCACTGCCGTTGCCATGAACTGGATCATCGACGAAGGTCCGATTGAAGGCGTTTGGACAACAATTAAAAAGAATGTTGCAACTCCCATTCGTCTTCCGACATCGCAGTCCGGAATCGTGACATTTGAAAGTGAATAAAACACAAACACTTCAAGTGACACCCCCAAGGGGAGGGTCGCAAAGTCTGCCCACCCCTCTGCATCGCCGCACCACCCTAAAATTTCCCCGGAGTGGTTTTCAAACCTAAAACTGGGTTTGAAGTATAGGGTAACTATTATGGAAAGAGAGAAAAGTATGTCATCAGAAGTACAAGCCCACTTCACAGGGCTACTAAAGTGGCTACTATCTCCTGAAGTTCTGTCACAGATCGGACTATACATCGGTGTTGGAGCATCTATTGTTGGTTTTGCATCCAGAGCTTTCAAGAAATTTTGGGCTAAACTGGAAGCAAAGCAGAATGAGGAGATCGAAGGGATCAAAAACTCTATTGCTGCATTAGCTATAAGCTTTGAAGAGATGCGAAAGACCCAAGAACGGGACTTTCTGCGATTACAGATAGTTACAGGAATCCATTCTGGCCGTCTGTCCAATAACGAGATCTTAACTTTGTATGACGAGTACTCCAGAAAAGGAGGAAACTCGTATGTCAGTCGTATAGTTAACGATTATGTTGACGAGAATAATATCAAGGAAGAAGGAAAACGCAATGCTAGGAAACATAATTAATTTGTTGGTCGCGCTTAGTGCACTTTTACCAATCGTAATCGAGTTGGTTAAATACATTGGGGCATTGACTAACAATAAAAAAGTTTTAACCCTTGCGGAACGTGCGATGATTATCGTTTCTTCACTTGATTCCTTAGGTATTGCGAATGAAGCTAAGAAACAAGAAGCTCTCGGAAAGTTAACAAACTTTGCAAATGAGGTTGGTATCAATTTATCATTATCTCAAGCAGAGGACTATGTCGAGAACGCTGTTCAAACTTTGCGCAGACTTCAGGGTGAAGTGAAGCCTAATTCGGAGGTGTCTAACAATGCCCCGAAGAAGAAATGAAACGGACGACATCCGTCAAGCTTTAACTCCAGAAGGAAGAATGCTAAAACTAACAAAAAAGGCGTTCGATCTGGCAGAAAGACAGTTAGACGATGGTACTATCGCTCCAAGTACGTTAAACGCGTTACTTAAGTATGGTACTGTCGAGAATGAACTCCAGTTGGAGAGTTTGAGAACCAAGAACAAATTAGATAATTCTAGGGTCTCATTAATTGATAGTGAAGTTAAAGGAAAGGGCGATAGTCAGGAAGTTATTAATGCTATCCGTGGCTATATGCCGTCAGAGGAATTGTGATGAGTGACAGAAGAAGTATGTTTGAAGATCTTTCATACAAGAAACTATTAACCATAGACAGCTTTGGAGATCGACTCAATTATCTATCGTTATTCAAACGTGGGTATAGATCACCAAGACACATGTCGAATCCATTCTACAAGTCTCGGATTTGGCGTGATCTACGAGAAGAAATCATAGCGCGAGATCTAGGATACGATCTTGGAGTACCAGGTATTCAAATACCCAATAAGCAAGATATTATCGTACACCATATGATTCCTCTAGAAGAGGATGACATATTGGAATGGCGTGAAGATATCATACTTAACCCCGATCTTCTAATAACAACTTCTAGAAACACCCATAACATAATTCACTACGGTGACCGTTCCCAATCAATATTAATTGAACGCCAACCAGGAGATACAAAATTATGGTGAGGTAATTATATGTCTAAAATTTTAGACGATGTTAAAACAACATTGGATTTTGCCTCCGAAGAAGATACAGGATTCGACTCTAGATTACTTCTAGAGATTGATGGTGCGTTGGGTACATTATCTCAACTAACTAATGTACATCCAGAAGTTGATGTGACAAAAGAAACCGAATGGGATCAATTGTTATACTCTGGAGATAAGCATTTACTAAGATTAGTAAAGCAATACATCTACATTTCAGTTCGAATTGTATTTGACCCACCAACAGGTTCTGTATTAACAACCCTAACGAGCAGTTTAAACAACTTGGCTCATAGGATCATTATTCAGAAGGAGGTATACAATGCTAGACCAGAATAATATGGTTTCAGTAGATTCTTCTTCAGATTTTATCGAACACTTTGGTGTAAAAGGTATGAAGTGGGGTTTTAGAAAACGCCGGCAGGATAGAGTTAGTGCTAAACGTCGAGCAAAAAACTCCGCTAAAACTCATGCCAAATGGAAAAAGAAATATCAAAACAGGGCTTCAATGACCGATAAAGATATTCGTCGAGCAACTAAAAGATTGCGGTTAGAAAATGACTTTGCAGAACAAATCAAACGTAGCAGACAAGTTACCATGAAACCTGCCAATAAAGATAGCTTCTTCCGTGACATCGCTAAGTCTGTTGCTGGTTCCGCCACCCAAAGCACTGTTAAGAAATCTATCGATTATGGATTTAAGAACATGGTAGGTAATTAGAAGAATTGAATAAAGGGAGTTAATTTTTGGTACTTTCGAACAAAGCATATCCGGAAGAGTATATGAAGTTTAAGGAGCAAGTTCTTAGAGGTGAAATTCCGGTCAATCGGATGGTATCACTGGAAATGAACCGTATCGATTTCTTAATCGAGTCGCCGGATTATTACTATGATAGTAAAGCGATTGAGGGCTTTGTAAGATTTTGCGAAAATGAGATGACCCTCACCGACGGTAGTGACGTAACTCTTCTGCCGTCGTTCAAATTATGGGCTGAATGTGCCCTAGCATGGTTTTACGTTTCTGAGGATAAGGTATACAACCCTAAACTCGGCAAATGGGAAATAAAATCAAAATTTAAGCGACTTGTCAATAAACAATTTCTAATTGTCGGACGGGGAGCTGCGAAATCAATGTATTCTACGTACATGCAAGCTTACATGTTACTAATAGATACAGCAACAACACACCAAATCGTCTGTGCGCCTACAATGAAACAGGCCGAGGAAATTATGGGCCCATTCAGAACGGCTTTGAGTCGCGCTAAAGGCCCTATGATTCGGTATATGGTTCAAGGATCTAAGATGACTGGGAATCTCACCCAGAAACAGTTGCTAGCATCAACCAAGAAAGGTGTGGAGAATTTCGCAACAAATAGTTTGTTAGAGATTCGCCCAATGTCGGTCGATAAACTTCAAGGATTGCGTTGTAAGTATGCAGCGGTTGATGAATGGTTATCCGGTGAAGTTCGAGATAATGTTATCGGTGCGATCGAACAGGGTGCATCTAAGAATGACAACTACCTGATCATAGCTACGTCGTCAGAGGGTACAGCCCGGGACGGTGTTGGTGATACAATCAAAATGGAGCTAACTGATATACTAGAAGGTAGGTACTTTAACCCTCACGTTTCTATTTGGTACTACAGACTTGATGATGTTCGAGAAGTAGCACACCCAGAAACGTGGCTTAAAGCAAATCCAAACCTTGGAGCAACTGTTAGTTACGAAACATATCGACGAGAAGTCGAACGGGCAGAGACACAACCGTCTACTAGAGCTGATACGCTAGCTAAGCGTTTCGGTATTCCGGTAGAAGGTTACACATATTTCTTTGTATATGAGGAGACAATTCCTCATAGACCTCAGAACTTCGATGGGCTTGAATGTGCTATGGGAGGAGACCTTTCTCAAGGGGACGACTTCTGTGCATTCACATTCTTATTCCCATTAGGTAGAGGTAGATTTGGAGTTAAGACAAGATCATATGTATGTGAGTCTAAACTTAAGAAATTGACTTCTGCAATGCGTAACAAATACGATACTTTCATCGACGAAGGTACTCTTATCGTTATGCCTGATGTTGTATTGGATATGAATAAGGTATATGACGACCTAACAAACTTTATATATCAACACAACTACGTCGTTTACTCATTTGGTTTCGACCCATATAATGCTCGAGAGTTTGTTGAGCGTTGGTCTAGAGATAATGGTGAGTATGGCGTAGAGAAGATTATCCAAGGAGCTCGTACAGAATCTGTACCTATGGGTGAGTTGAAGAACTTGGCTATGGAACGTCAATTAATATTCGACGAAGAGCTTATGAAGTTTGCAATGGGTAATGCTGTTGCTATTCAGGATAATAACGGTAACTACAAGTTATCTAAACGAAGATCTGATGAAAAGATCGATAATGTAGCCGCACTGATCGACGCATGGGTAGCGTTTAAACGCAACATGGATCTATACGCGGCTTAGAGAGGCCAATATGAGTATTTTTACTGATGGATTGACTCATGCTTGGGCTATGTTTTCACGAACACAATCCTCCGCAAATTTCGTTGAGACTGACGAACCTTTTCAATTATCTTTAGAACCCCGTGCATTGAGTCCTAACACTTCTATTCCGGGCCGTTCTTTTAGTCGTTCGTCTATCGCATCAATGATCTTTAACCGTATTGCTATGGATGCCGCAATGGTTAAATTCCAACACGTCAAGTTAGCTCCAGATGGTGAAAATCAAGAGCTTCAAAAGAACTCGGCGTTACAGCGACTGTTCGATGTCGAGATGAATCTCGACCAATCTTCAACCGACTTCTTCCACGATTTAGTGTATTCACTATTTGACGATGGAGTGGTTGCAGCAGTCCCATTGGAAGCAACTGTAGATCCATCTAAATCTGACTCGTATGATATTAAGTCTATGCGTGTCGGTAAGATTTTGGAATGGTATCCAACAAAGGTACGTGTTAAAATTTATAACGAGGAAAAAGGGAATTTCTCAGAGATTATTGTGCCTAAGAAAATGTGTGCTATAATCGAGAACCCTTTGGCTAATATTGTCGGATCTGAAAATCCAACAATGGCTCGTTTACTTCAGAAACTAGCTGTTTTAGATGCTCATGACCGAGAGGCTATCGCTAATAAGTGGAACATGATTCTACAATTACCTGTGCCTGTCCGTAATGACATCAAGCGTAGAGAAGCCGACGCTCGTATTCAAGATATTGAAGAACAGCTATCGAAATCTTCAACTGGTATTGCATATGTTGCGGCCGATGAAAAGATTACTCAGTTAAATAGACCGATTAACACCAACTTGATGGAGGAGATCAAATACTTAACTGAAGAATTACTTTCTCAGATTGGTCTTACTAAGGCCGTATTCGACGGAACTGCCAATGCTGAACAAATGCAAAACTATTATACTCGTACGATCGATCCGATTGTTACTCGTATTCAAGAAGAATTCCAACGAAAATTTATCACAAAAACAGGTTATACACAAGGACATCGTATTGTAACTTATAACGATCCATTTAAGCTCGTTCCTACGAGCCAGCTTGCAACGATTGGTGACTCGCTTCTTCGTAACCGTATTCTCACATCAAATGAGTTCCGTGCGGTTATCGGGTATGGCCCAATCGAAGATCCTATGGCGGATCAATTGTATAACCCGAACATTGCTGACAATAATCAAGATGTTTCTGTTCCCGGGTCGGTCGCGTCCCCTGAAGACGGTCAAGGTATAGATCCTTCACAAATGGATCCTGACGGCTATCAACAATACCTCGACTACATTCAAAATGGCGGCGAATAATTGATGGAGGTTAATCGTATAATGGGAAAACATCCTAAGTATGATTTCGCGGGTTATGTAACCCGAAACGACATGCGTTGTACAGACGGTGTCACCATCCGTCATGGAGCCTTCAAAGAAAATGATGGAAAGCGAGTGCCTCTGGTTTGGTCACACGACCCGAGCACTCCCGAAAACGTCATTGGACATGTTGAGCTACAACATGCGGATGAAGGTGTTTACGGACGCGGGTACTTTAATAATACCCAAAATGCCAAGAACGCCAAGGAACTTGTACAACATGGTGATATCATGCATATGTCTATTGGGGCTAACCGTATCAAGCGGACTCCAGCAAATGATGTAATTCATGGTAACATCTATGAAGTATCGCTAGTGCTTGCGGGAGCAAATCCCGGAGCCGTTATTACTGAAGTGTTACAACACTCAGCTAATCCAGAAGAAGGAGAAGTTATTTTAATGGAAAGTAACGAACTTATTCACTCAGCAAGCGACGTCCTTGTTGGTAATGATCGTGTAAGTCTATTCGACCGTATCCAACACGCAGACGAAGGCACTGAGAGCGAAGTTCTTGACGAAGTTTTAGGAACTTTGAACGAAGACCAACAAGAAGCAGTTGCTATCTTGACTGAAGCCGCAGCTAATGCTGCCCTTGAAGCTCACGAAGCATCTGTTGCCGAAGATTTCGAAGACGCAGTAGACGCTCGTGTTGATGAAATTCTTGAAGAAATCGCAGCCGAAGCTGACGAAGAAGATGACGATGATGAAATCGAACAATCTGACAATGGAGGAACTTTGATGCACTACAACGCATTTGAACAAAACACAAACAACAATGAAGAGATCCGTCACTCGTTGACCGAAGCAATGCAAACTGCTCAACAACGTGGTCTCAAACTAAGTAACATTCTTGCTGAAGTTGACGGTGGAGACGTTCTTAAACACTCAATGAACAACATCGATAAGTTGTTCCCAGATCACCAACTTCAAGGTGGAGTACAAGTAATCTACTCACCAAACACTGCTACGGAGCACATCTTGTCTCGTGTAACAAAAGTGCCTACAGCATTCGTTAAGTCTATCATGACTGACTTGTCTGACCTTACTGACGAACAACTTCGTGCGAAAGGTTACATCAAAGGTACTGAAAAGAAAGAACAAATCATTTCGTTCCTTTCTCGTAAAACAGATCCTCAAACGATCTATAAAAAACAATCAATCGACCGTGATGATGCAATCGATATTGGTCAACAATTGAACGTAGCTGCTTTCTTCAACCAAGAAATGCGTATTAAGTTGAATGACGAAATCGCTCAAGCAATCTTGGTATCTGATGGTCGTGCTACTGGTGATGCTGCTAAGATCAAAGAAGACAAGATCCGTCCTATCACTAAAGACGAAGACTTCTACACAATCAAAGCATCTTACAACCCAGAAATGCTTCTTGACTTGTTCGAAACTGTTGCTACTGAGAAAACTAAGATGCTTGGTTCAGGAACTCCATCACTTTACGTGAATCCATTGTTCTTGACTAAACTTCGTTTCCTCCGCAACAAGAATGAGCAATGGGTATTCGGTGGTCAACAACCTGCTACTAAAGAATATCTTGCTTCACTATTCGGTGTTGCCGAAATCGTTGAAACTAACTTCTTGAAACCTGATGAAATGATCATGGTTAACCTTGCTGACTACCAAATCGGTACTAACAAGGGTGGTGAAGTTAACACATTCGAACACTTCGATATCGACTACAACAAACAGAAATACTTGATTGAAACTCGTCTTTCAGGTGCACTTGTTCGTGCTAAAGCTGCGGTTTACTTTAAACCTGCTGCTAAAGGTGGTCGTCCTGCAGAAGGCGCTGCGACTGGAACAGAATCTCCTCGAGTAGGTGGATAATGAAATACTTTGGTAATGCTGGTTTTCGATTGAAAGATGTTGAAGTCGAACCAGATGTTTATGAACCACAATTGGTTGTTAAACGAGTGCGCGGAGATGTGATCAGTTCTAGATACCGACGCGATCAAAATGGCGACAAATCTACTATTGACAACATCCGCATTACCAACCAAATTTCATTAGTTGCCGATCAGTTCTTCATGAAGCATATTTCGAATTTGCTTTACATGGAGTATCAAGGGGTTAAATGGAAAGTCGAAAGTTTCGATGTAAGTAGAGCCCCTAGAGTTATTGTGGATTTAGGAGGAGTTTATAATGAGCAAGAGAATGCTTATCCGGGACGTTCTGATGAAAGCAATTCAGAAGTCTAATGAGGATTATAAACTCTTTTATAATCCAGTAAGTAACACAAATCTCACATACCCTTGTATCTTATACAAAAGATCCGCTGTGAGACAAAGACATGCGGACAATATCCGATATCATACTCATGAGAGTTATGAGATTACGGTTATTGATAAACGTGTCGAATCGCCCGTTATCGATATTCTTCTCGACTCACAATATTGTGTATATGAGAACGAATTCATTGTCGATAACATGCATCATACAATTTTAAAGATTAACACAGGAGGATTAGCTAATGGCTAAACTTAAGTTTGACGAACTTGGAAAACGTTTTTATGAAACTGGTGTGTCCGAAGCGGTGTTGTTCCCACAAGACCCAACTGGTACATATCCTAAAGGTATCGCTTGGAATGGTATCACTGCAGCTAACGAATCTCCATCAGGAGCTGAAGCAAATGACCAATACGCAGACAACATCAAATACTTGTCTCTTACTGGTGCTGAAAACTTTGAAGGTACTATCGAAGCGTTCAGCTCTCCAGAAGAGTTCGACGAATGTGATGGTATGAAATCAATCGTTAAAGGTGCTGTTGCTCACCAACAAAACCGTCGTCCATTTGGATTCGCATTCAAATCAATCCTTGGTAACGACACCAAAGGTAATGAATATGGATTCAAACTTCACTTGTGGTACGGTTGTAAAGCAGCTCCATCAGAACGTTCGCACGCTACTGTTAATGATAGCCCAGAACCACAAAACCCATCATGGTCAATTTCTTCAACTCCAGTGGTTGTTCCTGGCCACAAACCAACTTCAGTAATCACAATCGATTCTACTCAAGTTGAAGCAATTAAGATGCAAAAAGTTCTTGACGCTGTTTATGGAACTGATGATGCAGAAGCATATCTTCCATTGCCAGAAAAAGTAATTGAATTGCTTACTTAATAAAGGGTTAAATTAAAAGGAGGTATTTACTCATATGTTAAAAGAAAACGTTAAATATTTGGACTTCGACGGTGTTGAACAAACTGAAACTTTGTATTTCAATATCAACCGTATGGAATTGATCGCTATGCAAGCTCGCTATGGCAAAGAAGATATGGCTAAGTATATCGAACGAATCACTCAGGAAGAAGACTTTGGTAAGATTCATGATTTGCTTAACGATATCATTCTTACTGCATACGGTAAGAAATCTGAAGATGGTAAACGATTCCTTAAGAGCGAAGAAATCAAGGAAGAATTCCGCACATCATTAGCTTACGAAGCTCTTATTGAAAGCTTCTTCGATGATGAAGGTGAAAAACTTGGGGCATTTGTAAAAGGAATCACTTCAACAATTCGTGGATTAGAATCAGCAGCTGCACCTGCAGCACAATAATGGAATGGCGGTATTTTTTACCGCTCTTCCTTTTTATTTTAAATTTTTTGAGGTGTGTATATCATGGATCCGGAGTTTTTAACTATACAATTAGACGATATAGAGTATTGGGATGACCTAAAAGAGGAATTTGTAATTACAGAAGGTGCTAAGTGCACGTTTCGATATACTTTAAAAAATCTAGATAAGTGGGAATCAAAGCATCTTAAAAGATTCATAGATAACTCCGATGATATAACTAATGATGAAATGCTTGATTTCATAGTCACTATGTGCGACGAGGTTATTGACCCCAACCTATTATCTGTATCTAACTATGAACAAATAGTTGAGTATATCAAGAAGACCCCGTCCGCTACAAATTTACCCAAGGAGAGAGGTAGCGCAAGAGGAGTCGCACAACGTAAAAAGGTATATACGTCTGAGATAATTTATGCTATGATGGCTTTAAACCACATCCCTTTCGATTGGGAAAATCGAAATCTTAATAAATTAATTATGCTCTTAAACTGTGTGGGATCTTTACAAGAACCGCCTAAGAAAATGACGAAAGCCGAAATTATGGAAGAACAAAGAGCTACCATATTGAAGCGTCGTGAAGAAGAGCGTAGAAGAAGGGAGAAACAATGATCGATTCTGATATCATAATTCATTCCGATGACGTTATTCAACACTTCGGGGTTAAAGGAATGAAATGGGGGAAACGATTGCGAGACAATCATATTAAAAATCTCGAATATAAGTATAGGAAACTTGGTTATAATGAGGATCAAGTTAAAAGCAAACTCGAGAAACGTCTCCGAAATGAAAAGATCGCCTTAGCAGTTGCCGGCGCTGCTGGTGGTACTGCATATAAGAAACATAGGGATAATAAGAGTGTTCGTGAAAACGACGAAGACTATAATAAAAAATACGGTAAGAAGGTCCGCAAATGAGAATTTCCGTAAGCGGTGATTTTAATCAAATGGAAAGATACTTGAAGAAAGATCGTAGAGTTAGTATGGATGATATGGGTAGAGCCATAGTCGAAGCTCTTCGATCTAATACCCCTTCTAAGTCTGGAGCTACTGCTGCGGCTTGGGGATATAGAGTATCTAAAACCAGTCGAGGCGAAGAACTTGAAATCTTCAATACCCATATTAACAAAGGTAAAAACATTGCTATTCTAATTCATTACGGACACGGTACGGGCACGGGTGGATATGTTCCGCCCCATCCGTATATTGACAAGGCTATTGATTCCGTATATAAATCGGCAATAAACAAAGTTTTAAATGACTACTTAAAATAGAAAGGATTATTATGGAATATATCGCTATTCAATCTTCTCAAGATGTTATCGAACATTTTGGAAAGAAAGGTATGAAGTCGGGTCGTAGGATTGGAAATAATAAAAAAAGAGTACGACGACCTCGACTAAATCCCACTTTAACATTCGATGCAAAAACTGGAAAACCTATAAAGGGTCCGCCTCGTTATAATGACGCCCAAAAATTTTATAATAAATCTGTTCAAGAGAAACAGCGTAAAGATAAAATTGGAATGAGTCCAGAAAATGCTAAGAAATATGATTCTTTATCTGAAAAATTATGGACTGCTGATAAACATAATAACGCTAAAGAATTCGATCGTATATGGGAAGAACGAGAAAAGTTTGTTAAGAAAAACAAACCTATCATTTAAATAGGAGGCATAAATGGCAGGATACGTTGATGAAAAAGTAGCCAAGGTTACCCTGGATAATAAAGGGTTTACCAAAAACGCGCAAGATACGATATCTGCTTTGGATAAGTTGAAGTCTGCCTTTAGTAAAGTCAATGGTGGAAATGCATCTAAGAACATTGCTAAAGAGATGAATGCTATTCCAGAAGCAGTATCAAATTCAACAACAAAATCACAAGGATTATTGTCTCGTCTTAAGAATATATTTAGCAGAAGCACTGACAACATCAACATGTCCGGGGCTGCTAAATCGATTGATCAAATGAATACTGATGTCGCGGATAGAACATCCAAAACGTCTAGTATTTTATCTCGATTAAAGGGCATATTCCAAAAGGCTGACAATCACCAGGGATTCACAAATTCAATTAGGTCTATTGATGGACTGAATGCTAAAGCATCGGGTATTAACCTCAACCCACTAACAGGAGCATTTTCTAGAGCTGCAGATTCTGTTAAAGGATCTCTTAATGCTATGGATGTTGCTATGGGTATTGTTATGGGTAACATGATGCAGAAAGCTATCAGTTTTGGGTCAAAATTCTTTAGAGGCCCAGTTGATGGTTTGAACGAGTACAGTGAAAAACTTGGTTCTGTACAGACGATCATGACCAATACTGAGTGGGAGATCCCGGATCAGACTACTCGTATGCGTAAGACTTCTAAAACTTTGGAAGACTTGAACGAATACGCTGATAAAACAATTTACTCATTCAAAGACATGACTAAGAACATCGGTACGTTTACCGCAGCCGGTGTTGGTCTAGAAGATTCTGCTACTGCGATCAAAGGTATTTCCAACTTGGCCGCAGCATCTGGATCAAACACTCAACAAGCATCTATGGCGATGTATCAATTATCTCAAGCATTAGCTTCTGGTAAAGTAGGTCTTCAGGACTGGAACTCAGTAGTTAATGCTGGTATGGGTGGTAAGTTATTCCAAGACCGCTTGACTCAAATGGCTGAGAAGATGGGGCATGCTCGTGACGCTACTAAGTCATTCCGTGACTCATTGAAAGATGGTTGGTTAACTTCTGAAGTATTGATTGCTACTTTGAAAGAATTCTCAGTGGATAAATCTATGTTGGAAGCGGCCACACAAATCAAATCATTTGGTCAATTAGTAGATACCGTACAAGAAGCTATTGGTTCTGGATGGGCAACTTCATGGGAATACCTATTTGGTGGTTATGAAGAAGCTAAGGGTCTTTGGACTGAAGTGGGTAAAATCGTCGGTAAATATTTCGACGATGCTCAAGGAACTTATCATGATGCGGTTCTTGATATGGATCGTAGTCTTGGTAATTTCCGAAACGCTGTATTGAAAACATGGAAAGATCTTGGCGGACAAGCATCTTTCTTTAATATAATTAAAAACAGTTTTGAGATTGTCTTTAAAGCCTTAACCAAATTTAGAGAAGGTTATAGAAGCGCTTTCGGAGATTTCAAAACTGTAGCGCAAACGTTAACCAACGTCACAAAAGCCGTTGAAAGATTTACCCAGAAGCTAGCAAATTCTAGGGTGTTATTTATGCTATTTAGTAATGCTGGTCGATTGTTTGGTAATACGATAGCATTAGTCACTACTATATTTGGCAAATTTATTAGTGGTTTCATGAAATTCGGAACCGGTGCCGGACTTTTTATCGCTTCTATAAACTCTGTTGTTACTGTATTAGCGAATTTTATTTCCGCCCTTAGATTCAATACGAATTTAATGTCCGGTATACAATCGCTAGGCGCAGCATTCTCGAACGTTTTCAAAATTATCGGATCTGTTGTAAACATTGCAGCTAATATATTCCTTAAATTCTTTGGTACTTTCGCCAAATTTGACGGAGTTGCACATAGCTTAGGATGGTTTAAAACATTGGCTGGCTGGATTGAAAGTGCTACCGGAGCGATTCTTAGATTTGTATCTGCGATATCGATGTCAGTTATTACTGGAAAATCTTTATCCGATCAGGGAATTAAGATGTCTGGTGTGTTTAAAGCTATTGGAACCGCTATAACCTTTGTTTCTGGGTTGCTGAAAGGTTTCGCCGGAGTAGTATCTAAGGTGTTTGGATCTCTAAAAGGATTAAAATTCGAAAACCCATTTAAGAATTTATTTGATGGTAAAAACTCTATGGATTCTGGATGGGGCGATAAGATTTCTGCTGGAATTAAAAAGGGATTTGACAAGATTAAGTCTACTTTTACATCGGCAGCTAAATCTCTAGGCGAAACAATACATAAGATGTCATTTACCGACATGCTTAAAGCTGCGTTTGCTGGATGGGCAGGTTTGAAGATATTCAAATCGTTCAAGAACAAGAAAAAGGGCGGAGGCATATTCGGTGACATCATGGATATGTTTAATGACTTCGTGGACAATGGTAAAGAAATGGTTTCCAAAGTCACTGAAGTATTAAATGGTGTCAAAGATGCTCTCAAATCATTTACTGGAGCCGTTAAAGCTGGTAGTCTATTGATGATTGCATCCGCGTTGATGATTTTAGCAATGTCATTGAAGATGCTCGCAAGTATGTCAACGGAGGATCTTGTAAGATCTAGTGCCGCGATTGCGACTATGAGTTATGTTCTCACTGCCGCAATGAAACGTCTATCCAAGATGGACAAGATACCTAAAGGTACGGCAGTAAGCATGATCGGATTTGCTATTGCGATACGTATACTTGCTGGAGCTATGAAAAAGCTTGCAGACCTCGATACAAATCAACTTGACACGGCCGTTAAAGGCGTCGCTTCTGCGGCTCTAATTCTTGTTGCTTCGATGAAGCTTTTAGGAGGCGGTAAGAAAGTTAATACTGGAGTAATGTCAATGATCGGTTTTGTTCTAGCGATTCGACTACTTGTCAGCGCGATGGACAAACTAAAAGACTACAACATGGATCAGATTAAGACATCTTTGATCGGTGTTGTGTCTCTTATGGGAGCGCTTGCTCTAAGCATGAAAGTGATGAATGGTGTTAAGATCAAAATCAGCAACATGTTCGGAATGATTACTTTTGCTGGTACGGTCTATCTTCTTGTCATGACTCTCGAAAAGCTTACTACGCTAAACCCAAGCAAATCCGCAAAAGCTATGGAGCAGATTACGGTATTAATACTCGAACTAGTTACATCAATGCAACTATTGAGAAGCGTTAAGATTAGAATTTCTGCTTTATTAGGATTGATAACATTTACAGGAATGGTGTATGTTCTTGTAAAAGCGGTCGAGAAAATAGCGAGCATAAAACCAGATAGACTTATACCATCGTTAGAAGCGCTCGCGTCTATATTTGGGTTGTTAGTTCTATCGATGCACGCCCTAAGAGGCGCTAAAGTGAAGCTTTCTGCTATTCTAAGTCTAATTTCATTTACTTTAAGCGTTAAGATTCTAGTCCAGGCATTATCCGAAATAGCGGATATGAATCCTAAACGTTTAGAGGAATCTTTACAATCATTAGCATCTGTAATGGCTCTTCTAGTGTTAGCTACCCATTCTCTAAGAGGCGCTAAAGTTAATATTAGTGCATTGTTGACATTGTTGACATTCGCTAAGACAACTAAAGACGTTGTTATGGCGTTACAAGAAATAGCCAATATTAATCCGCAAAGATTACCAGATGCTCTAGCAGCATTAACTTTGGTATTTATGGGACTTGCTTCCGTAACTATAGCATTAACAAATCTATCTGGTCCGGTGTCCAAATCTATAGGTGCATCTATACTATTATTGTCACTAGTTCCTGTATTATCTCAAATTGGTAAAACGTTATTGACTTTATCGTTGATTCCTTGGGATAATTTGACGGTGTCTTTGACCGCCCTAACTGTAACGTTAGGTGCATTAACTATAGTTGCTGGTGTAATGTCTGCACTAGGCGGTAAAGGAATGGTGGGAGCAGGATCGCTTCTAATAATGTCTGTCGCTTTAATGGCATTGGTTGTACCTCTAACTGCGCTTAGTGCTATACCTATGAAAAAGATAGCGGGGGCTCTGATTGCTCTTGGCGTTTCACTTGGTATATTATTAGCTGCCGCAGCTATAGCCCAGTTTGTTGGGTCAGGATTGTTGATACTTTCAGCATCTCTAGTCGCGTTGGGTATTGCTGCTGTCGGTATAGGTGCTGGTTTGGCATTAGCTGGTATCGGTATTGGTTTGATCATTACCGCCTTGAAAGAATTGGCTGAAACAGGCCCTACAATACTGAAAGGCCTCGTTGCTGCGTTAGACGCTTTGCTCAAATCTTTAGCAGAGAGAGCTCCGTCAATGCTTACTTCGCTGATTCAAATTCTTAGAACTGCGCTAAAAGGTCTGGTAGTACTTATTCCTGATATGGTACAATTCGGTATCAAATTAGTTATTGGATTGTTGAAAGGATTCACTGAATCTATACCAGAACTTGTGTCTTCAGCGGTTAAACTTATAGTCGAAATCGGTAAGGCGCTTATCGACAACATCGGTATTCTGGTTGATGTTGGTTTACAAATCGCGGTTAAATTTATTCAATCTTTTGCTGACGGATTGCTGAAATACCGAGACCAAATCATCAAAGCGGTTACCGATCTATTGAAGATTGTTTCAGATATCGTTTTAACGGTTATCGGTGAGTTGGTTGGTCCTATCCTTAATAAACTAGTTGAAGTTTTAACTCCGGTTAAAGATTTCATTTTAGGTGCTTTAGGGGAATTGGCTACTGCGATAGAACCTATATTTACACCTTTGATGGATGCTCTCAAAGTATTATTTGAGTCTATAGCATCAATTATTCGCTCGTTAGCAGATGCGATTATTGCTATTGTACAATCTATCGCACAAGTTGTACAAGCTCTGGCCCCTGTATTTATCACATTATTCCAGACAATTCAGGTTGTAGCGAATGATATAACCACAATAATCCAAGTCCTTGGTCAAACGATTCAAGTCATTTTCCAATCGATAGCGGATATTGTAAACTCTGTAATGCAGGGAATTGTTGGCGCTATTAACGCATTCGCAAATGTTATCCAAGCAGTTGGACAATCTTTAGCAATGATATTTATGGGTATCGGACAAGGTATCCAATCAGCATTGCAAGGTGTTGCTTCAGTAGTTCAATCTATAGGTGGCGCTATAAAGGCGGCATTTGAAGGAATTGGTGCTGCGGCACAAGGATTGGGTCAAGGTATTCAAGCAGCTTTACAAGGGGTAGCTTCTATCGTCCAGTCTGTTGGCTCCGCTGTTAAATCTGCTCTTGAAGGAATTGGTAAAGCATTCGAAGGTGCTGGTAAATTTGCTGAAGGATTCGGTAAAGGTATCGAGCATGTTATGAACGGTGTATCCAGTGTCGTAAGGGCGGTTGGAGATGCCATTAAAGGTATTATCGAAGCGATTGGTAAAGCATTTAAAGATATTGGTACTGGTCTTGAGAAGATGGGTAAAGCCATGAAACCTATTGCCGATCATGGTGGTACAGCCGCACTTAAAATTGCTGCTGTCGCTGCTGCGGTAACAGGTCTCGGTGCAGCATCTGCTGCAGGTAACCTAAACGGTTTCCGAGAAGACTTAGATAAACTAGATACTGTGATGTATAAGATGGGGACTCGTTCTGCACCAACATCGCTATCGACTTTAGTATCTTCATTGTCGACATTATCGACAGTTGCTCCTACAGCGGCTACTGCAATGGAGAAATTTGCATCATCGTTTGATAACATTTCGAAAGTTGGAACCAGTGTCACTGGAGCAATGAGCACAATCGGTACTGCATTTTCTAGAATTGGTCAAGCTATTAGTGCATCTGCTGCCCCAATGCAAACATTTGCATCTGCTATGTCCAACATTGGTAACTCGATGCAACGATTCGCAGGTCTGTCTGGTGCTATGGTTGCTGGATTGACTAGCGTCGGTTCGACATTCACAAGCATTCAAAATGCGATCACAAATCTTGGAACCTCTTTGACAACAGTTGGTACAAGATTCTCTCAAATGGGATCTTCTGTTCAACAAGGTATGTCTGCTATGGTTTCTGCCGTTAATAATGGTATGACACAAGTTCGTGCTGCTATGACTAACGGTATTGCTCAATTGGCAGCAACCACTATGACAGCATTTGCTGGAGTTGGTCAAGCTGCTAACGTAGGAATGAATGGTGTTGTCACTGCTGTGACTGCATCTATGTCTAGAGTTAACGCTGCGGTTAATATGGGCATGTCTCAACTTGCAACTACTATCCAAGGGGCTATGAGCAGAGTTAATGCTAACATTTCTTCTGCTATGACTAGCCTTGGAAGTACCATGAGTGCCGCGATGAGTCGTGTAAACGCCTCTATGTCATCATCAATGAATGTTATGGCATCCGGCATTACTGCTTCTATGTCTCGAGTAACAATGATCGTAAGCTCATCAATGTCTAGAATGGTCGCTGTATTTATGATGTCGTCTGCTAGCATGACTACTGCTGCGATATCTATGGGACACCAAATTTCTAACGCATTGGGTGCTGGAATGGCTCAAGCAGCCGCTCGTGTATCTCAAGGTATGAGCCACGTTGTTAATATCGTTAGAGCTGCTGGCGGCGGCGGATATGGAGCAGGTTACTATACTGGTTCTCAAATCTCTGCTGGTGTTGCTGCTGGTATGTGGGCTAACGTAGGATCTATTGAGAATGCCGCTGCTCGAATTATATTAGCTGCTCAAAAGGCTGCTAATGCAAAGGCGATCATCCGATCACCATCACGGTTATTCGCAAATAAAACTGGTAAATTCATTCCACAAGGTATTGCTATGGGTATCGCCAAAGAAATGCCTCGTTCGGTTAAACAGATGGGCAAGACATTTGCTAACGGATTTGCTGATGCGACTACTTTGGCTGTAGATAGCGGTAACGGTATGGCTTCTGCTGTGGCTGATGCAGTTAACAGTGTAAGCAGTCTATTAGATGACTCATTGGCGGATATGGATTATCGTCCAACAATCACACCAGTAGTAGACACATCTAATTTAGACAAGATCGAAACCGGTAATCTATTTAGCAAACTGGGAGTTGACCCAACGAATGTTCCACGTCCAACATATTCTGGATCTTATGGATCATCTTCGACAAGCACTGTTAACTATGACAACTCCAACAAAGAGTATAACATCAGTATTGATGTCGATACTAAAGGAGCCCCTGTCGACAGTAAACAACTTGCTCGTGAAATTCAACAACACATTAAAGACTTTGACGACCAAGCTCGTCGCGGTCGAGGTGAGGAAGTATTATGGTAGAATCTTTAAAACCCGGATATTTTATTATCAATGGACTAAAATCCAAAGATTATAATGTATTCATTCAAGATCGACCAGATATAGAAACACCTAAAAGACGGGTGACTTTCGAGTCGCCAAACGGTTACGAAGGAGAGTTGGCTTATGACGATGAAGGTTATGAGCCGACCGAATTCGAACTCAGTTGTTTCTATGATGGCCGAAGTCACAACGATTCGGATCGAGATATTTCCTTAGCAAGGAATAAAATCAACTTCTTATTCAATCATGGCATTGGTGAGTGGCTTGACTTTATACCATATTTCGATCAGAGTCATATTTACAAAGTTATCATGACTGAACTTACGTATGAAAACAAATACTTCTATCAAGGATGTATTTCATTTAAGGTTAAACTAAAATGTCAACCATTTAAATATAACGTAGACAACCAGCCTATTACTGTCCGTTCTGGAGATGTGGTTACTAACCCTAATCTATATTTCTCACGACCTACAGTACAGTTTACTGGAGTCACAGGTAACTTGAAAATTTCTATAGGATCCGCCGCTATGACAATTAAGGATTTACAAAACGAAACTATTGTTATCGACAGTACTCGTTATATTGTCTATGCGAAATCGGGATCTAATATCACAAACAAAAACAACAATACTGTGGGTAAAGAGTTCTTTAAACTATATCCTGGTGGAGACGTTCGTACAAACCGGGTATATTTTACAGCCACTAAGGGGTCTCCTCCGGCTTCAATAACTCTAACCCCTAATTGGAGGGTATTAGTTTGAGACCAATTTTATATGAACAAAACGAACGGGTCTTCGATACTAATGGTATGGGTGTCTTACATGATGCTATATCTGCGGAAGTCACCGAAGTTCGTAATGCAGAATTTGAGCTTGAACTAAAATATCCCGTCGGTGGAGAGTGGGCCAAAGAGCTCACTCAAAACCGTTATATTTTGGTTAAGCCAAATGACTATGATGAACCTCACGCATTTCGTATTTACGAAGTTGAGAAAGAGGTTGATTCTAATAAAATTACGGTTAAGGCAGTTACCAAGACTGACGAATTGTCTGGTAATGTCATCAAACCACTATTGATTAAATCCGCTATACCGTCTGCCGCTTGGGAACAACTCAAACGTGTAGCTGTGGATCCAATTGACTACAACTTTATTTCTGATATTCAAACTGCTAAAGACACAAACATGGATATTCGAAACGTTCTTAATGCGATTGCCGGAGAAGAAGGGTCATTTATTGACACTTGGGGCGGAGAAATTAAACGTACTAACAATACGATTTTCTTATACTCCAAACGTGGCAGAGATCATGTCACAACTATCCGTCCTCGTAAGAATCTTAAGAACGTTAAAATTAAATCGAGTATGGCTGGTAAATTCACTCGTATTTTACCTTATGCTATATTCAAACCTGAAGGGGAAGGCGAAGCAGAACAAGTTATTTACGGCGATATTATTAAGTCACCGCACTATGACGACTACTTCGTTAAACGAATTGTTCCTCTGGATTTGAGTTCCGAGTTCAATGACTCCGAATCTCCTAAAGAGGGAGAGAAGAAGAAAGCTCCTACTCCTGCTCAAGTTACTGCCAAAGCGCAGTCATATTTCACATCTAAGAACAAAGATGCTGATAAACCGGATTTGAGCGTTGAAGTTGAGATGATTCCACTTCAAGACTCGACAGAATGGGATCGCCGGATCATTCAAGCACTTGAGAAGATCCAACTTTGTGATACTGTAGATGTCTATGTGCCTAAGATTGACTGTGACGTAACTGTCAAAGTCCGTAAGATTGTGTATGACGCTCTCCGTGAGCGAATTATCAAAATCGAGGCAAGTTCCAGTGGATCTGGTCGAGCTAGCTTAGCTGATCAACAGAAAGCACAATGGCAAGACCTTACAAACAAGGTTATTAACAACGCTCTCTACGGAGAGAAGGACGGATTGATCAATACTATCCTAACTGCAGCCAACAACAAAAACAAAAACTTCTATGGGCCCGATGAACCTCCTCGTGAGAAGGCGTCCAAAGATGATTTGTGGTTTAAACCAGTTGGTAATGAGGGCGAGGTTGAGATGTGGCGTTTTGACGGAGAGAACTGGGTTCTTGTCATCGACGCTAATTTCGGACAGAAGGTTACTGACAAAGTAAACGATGCTATTAATTCCGCTAAACAGGATATTAATGCCAATGTCCAAGAGACCATTAACTCCGCTATTGCTGATGCTGAGAAGAGATGGAAACCGGATTTCACACCAATGCAGGCCGAGTTGGAGTCTAAACTCCGTAAGATGGATGATGATATTAATGTCAAAGTTACTGATATTAAGGATCGTATTGCTAGTGAGATTAGCAATCTGACTGTTACAAATCCCAACTTACTTAAAGGGACTGTAGACATGTCTACTATTCCTGAGAGTTCTGTTGGAGATGACAACAACTGGCGTCGCATGGATGGTATTGGTGGTAAGTATCAGGAAATGTCTTTGGGTGGGTATCGATATACTGGATCCAATCAGGGTAATGGTTATAAAAAACGTATCGTTGGTAGTTATCCTCCGGGATATTTCAAGAAGGGTAAGTATGTTTGGTCGTTCCATGTTAAAACAGATACCCCAGGTTTTGTTTTACATACATATTGCGACCCTAAAGTGAATGTCATTAGTGATATTAGACTCGACGATGTTTCTGTTGGAGAATTTCGCAATAACGAATACTCATTCCGATTACAAGATACCGAAGAACATATTATCAGTTATCACTTTGAGATTGTTAATGAATCTAATTGGCTATCTTTAGGCCTACTTCGATATAAATCAGATACCGTCGGCGCTATAACCGATGTATACAAGTGGAAAGTCGAGGAAGGAGTCAAACGAACTCCTTGGTGCCCTAACTTCCAAGACCCAAGTCCTGAATGGTCGACATACAAACAGACTAATGATTCAAACTTAGCCGAATTGAACAAGCGAGTCACTGCCGCTACTGGCGAGACTAATGTCCTTAAGACTCGTGTTGAGCAGACTTCAAACGAAATCAAAATCACCGCACAAAACCTGGAGAACAGGCTTAATAGTAGTGCTTCGAGTACTGCTGCGGAACTGAGGGTCATTAAAGACTCGATTTCCGCTAAGGTATCTCGTACTGATTTGGATACGGTTAATGACAAGGTCACTGCCGTAGAGTCCACTTTAACTGCTAGAGTGGATGGTATTGAGAGTTCGGTTAATAGAGTTACTAGAGACGTTGACGGTAAGATAACATCTGCCGTTTCATCAGCTATTACTCAGTCCGAGCAAGGTATTACATCTCGTATTAACTCTGTTCTCGATGATTCGAAACGATATACTGATACTCAATTCCGTCAGGTAGATGGTAAGATCCAGACTCAAATTACTAGTCGATTAAATGACTATGCTAGAACCTCGGATGTTGCTAGCCGAATTACTCAAGAGGCTGGTAAAATCAAGACCGAGTTATCATCTTTAGTTGATGATAATATTAGTAGAAATTCTAGATTCCAGGAAGTTCTACAAACCGTGGATTTGTATAAACGCACTCTTGGATCAACTCAAAACGGTATTACTACATCTATTTCTCAGTTGATCCAAAACTCAGATGAGATTAAGACAGTAATCACTAACGCTGCTGAGTCCAATACCAACCTTATTATGGATACTGATAGTTTTGCATCGGCAAGATTTGATGGATTTAGTAATGGGGTTGATGGATATACTGCTTCGGCTGTTCCTGGATTATACGGTAGCAATGAGTTCTTCCACTTATCCAAAACCAAAATGGGTCAAGCATCGAATAATCAGGCTTTCGTATCCCTACCACTAGCTATCGATAAGATGACTAGAGGAGAAAACTATACGTTTTCTTGTAGGTATAAGCTTGATACAAGAAATGCATTCCGTAGTGAAAAACCCATGACTGCGGAGTTACAGATTTTGGATAAAGTTGGATCGCCAATTTATCTTAAATCGTTAAGTGTGAATCCGGGTAATGTTGTAGAAGCACACTTAACCGAAACGTTTGAAGTAGATCGAGATAGATACTTTGATAACGTCAATGGATTTGGACAAGCCGGTCGATTTCCATTTCGTATTAAGCTTATCGGCGACGGTCGTATTGGCGTGAGGGAAATCATGCTTGTTAAAGGTAAAACTGTCGGTCCTTATAAACCAGCAGGAGGTGTATCCTCAACTGTCGTCACCCAGAGAGCTAATGCCTGGGCACTAACTCTAAAAGGGCCTAAAGATGTTATCACATCCATCAATGCGGATACTTCTGGAGTCCGACTTAAAGGTAAAAACATTGTCCTAGATGGAGACGTCATTGCGAATGGTACGGCGTTTATCAAAGAGAGTTGGATTCAGGATTTGAATGCGGATAAGATTACTGCTGGTACGCTTAATGCTCGGCAAGTAAAAATTGTCAATCTCGATGCTAGTAATATTGTTACTGGTACAATGAATGCACGTTATATTAAAGGTGGAATTCTATCGTCTATAAACGGGGATGTTAAGTTCGATCTTGATGGTTCAAATTTGAATTTCTTAAATAATGGATCGATAAGATTCTATACAGGATCCAACGCTATATGGCGACAAACTCCAGACGGTATTCACACAGCCTTTATGCATTTTAATAATGAGAAAAATGGGGGTTTATATGCTGGTTTCGGAGTAACTTCGTCTTCCGATGGTATAAATTCGTCGTCATCCGGACGATTTTCAGGAATTAGATGTTTCCGTACGTCTCGAAATAAAACTGGTAGGGGTTCTCACGAAGCGTCTGTAGATAAAATTGAGATATACGGAGATGAGGTAATTATAACCGATACTTTTGATAACGATCGAGGGTTCTATTTTAATATTACACAAATGCCGTTAGACGGTTATATAAATTTATGGGCGCTTATACGTTATTTAACTGTGACCGTACACGAATTGGCGAACGCATATACGCACCTTAGGAATGTCGGATGGGATCCAAAGAATACGGATTTCCAAAATGCTGTTCGAAATGGTTTAAAAGTCGCTAATGGGATTTATCCTGGCCGATATAAACTTCCAATATTCTAAAAGGAGAATAAATGAACGAAGAACAACTATACAAACGAGCTTTTGTCGAAATGCAGACATTACTAACTCGTGCAGAGAGTGATGTGGCGTTGGTTAAGGCTCAAGCCGAATTCTATCTTGAGGAATATAATAAACTTCAAGAAGAACACAACAAACTTATCGAGGAAAAAGAACAACTCCGAAAAGATTATAATTCTTTGCTCGAAACCAACAACGAACTTACAGAAGATCTGCGTAAGCTAGAAGGCGAACTGGATCCACACAAAAAGGAGGAAAATAAATAATGGGTATTTATGGTGAATTCAAAGTAACAAACGTATATCCTCGCTATGGTTCTGATGGAGCTATCGTTGGGACAGTTGTATCCATCAAGCAAGATAATCCATATTTTGCTGTCATGGACTACATCTTAAACGGTGACCAAACATCGAAAGACCATGATGATCTGTTGAAGCAAATCAAACGTCAGGAATTCTACACGAATTTCTCAGAATTTGCACAACAAGAAATTGTTAAGGAGATCGACAATGCGAATACGAAATCCAACAGTAACGCAGAAGCCATTGAAAAGATCAACAAACTGACTCATACAGTTATTCTCAATACTGTAATGAGCGATGGTGTTAAATACGGCGTCGTATACAAACAATTTGCCGAACAACTCCCTCTCGCTACAGATGGTAAGAAATTTAACGCGAATGACATTTTCGCAGTTAATGACCCTAACCATACTGAAGTTGATGGAGAAGGTAAATTGGTTATTGTCCAAGCCAACCGCGAATTCACATATACTGGTCAACCAGCATCAGAATTCAAAGAAACTGGATATCTTGGACAAAACGGTATCGCCGTATCTTATCCATATGCTAAGGAGACAACTCCTGCAGCACAATAATCCACAAGGAGGCATGAATGCGATATTTAGACACGCCTGTGACTATCGTCGATGACGGTACAGATCGCAGCTTAAGTATCAAATTTGCTGAACCATCTCTCGGAGACACAGAGGTTGTCTCCGGGGTTTTGTTTAGGACATCTCATGATACTTCAGAGGAAATTCAAGCGAAATGGGAACCTACTACTGGGTGTCTCAACCTTGAAATTCCAAATAATCTAATCAATTATAGCGGTTATGCTAAAATTGTTGTCCCTAAATCATCATTCTTATCCGACTCAATCACAATCAAGTTCGATGTATATTCTCCTAAGGACGAAGACGGAGCTGATCGTGGTTATACTGGTGCGGATAAGTATTTATTTGTCCGTGACTTCCATACAAACGGTGATATTTACGTCGAGGTGGGATCCGATGTAGTTAACACTGATTTTCTACGGAGTGTTATTGACAAAGTTATTGCTAACACTGGACTAACTGGTAAAGATGGGGTTGAAATTGATACTGTCGCTCTTAAGAATGACATTTTCAATCGTGTGACCAAATCCATTGATATTAACAAGATTCAGAATGATGTTCTTACGGCTGTAACAGCTAAGGTCGATGCGATCAAAGAAGAACAATCAAAATCCCTGCAAAATCAGGACACTAAGATTCAAGCCGTCGAATCTAAAGTTGCTGGTATTGACGTGGATACGATTAAGACAAATATCCTAAGTGAGTTCAACACCAAAACAGAGCAAATTAAAGCTGAGATTATCAATGCCGTCGACATTCCTCAGCTTAAATTAGATCTAACATCTTTGGTTAACTCTAAATTCACTGAGGGTAAACAAGATATTGTAGATAGTGTGACATCTGCAATTAACACCAAACTCCAATCTGACGAGTTTATTAATCCGATTGTCCAACGGGCAATTGCTGGGGTGGATACTCATGGATATGCGGATACTGTCAAGACGGAGTTGAACGCTAAGATTGAGGAAAATACTACTGGCATTTCTGGTATCAACACCAAACTAGAAGGTATTGAGCAGAAGCTTACCACAGCTATTTCTGAGGCGATTCTCAAGTCTATTAAAGATAGTCTAACGTCTCAAGATATAACAACTATTCTCAAGAAAGATGACGCTTATGTCACAACCATTTGGGATGATATTGTGACTGCTGGGAAGCTTGATCACTATCTCAAAGATAGTGATTTACGAGTTGATGAAGATATTGATGGTAACCGAGTGTTATATAAGGGTCATAACCCACTTATTTCGGTTAGAGTTGATACTCCTACAGCTTCGGAAGTTGGCTCTATTCGTAACGATGTAACCGTTTTGAAAAGTCGTACAAGTGATATCGAAACGAAAATTTCAGAAATTGAACAGCAAGGCGTTGGTGGTGAAGGTACTCCTGGCCCTAAAGGTGAAGATGGTCAGCCAGGCCCTCAAGGTATCCAAGGCCCGCCCGGCCCTCCAGGCCCTAAGGGTGATAAAGGAGAAACTGGTGAGCGTGGCCCTAAGGGAGAAGATGGACAACCCGGCCCAGTTGGCCCACAAGGCCCTCCTGGAGAATCTGCTACTATTGACACAACTAACTTTGCAACTAAACCAGAACTAAACCAAGTAAAAAGCGACTTGACTGGCTTACAATCTCAAGTTGGTGACGTTAATGGTCGTGTAACAACGCTTGAAAATAAGCCGGATCCTACTGTAGAAATCCCATCAGAATACAAGAAACTAAATGACTTGTACGCTATTTTTCCAACTTACGAAAATCTCGTAACCCAAATGACAACAAATATCAAGAACCAACACTTAGCTCTTGGTATTGATGCGGTGGTTGATGAAAAACTTCGTAATGGTGGAGATCCATTTGTGACTACGTCACGGATGACCGAGGCTATTAAAGCCGTAAATGGTGGATCTGGTGGCGGCACTACAATTGTTGCGGGTAATGATGTGGATACTGTATTCGGTGATGGATATCCTTATGATGGCGATAATATCAACACACTTAAGAATATCGCAATCGGATCTGTATATGTAGATCGACTTCGTAAAAACGGCGCCCTTAAATGGATCAAGACCCAAATGTATGCTGAGAATGCAAACCGTGATCAAGCAAAAACTTGTTGGCGAGTATTATTCGGTGATACTGGAAATGTTAAATTACCAATGACAGGTTCTCCTCTAAACGGTGCAGTATTGACATTCCGTCGTATCAACTCCACTGTCGAATTGACTTGGGGTGGATTGTCATGGGGTTGGTTCGGTATTAAACGAAGAGGAGCTGCTGGATATGCGGATCACCCATCAGACCGTAACAAATTTGTAACCATCATTCCTCAAGGAGGACTTAAAGAAGGGTTTATCCCTATAGGTTCTAAACTGGGAAATATGACAAACGATAAGGGTGTTCCTTACGGTACATTCTACGTTGGTGGTATTACCGATTCTAGACAAGTGCGCTTGCAATTCTTGAACGACGTACCAACAGATCGTGATATTGTAGATATCCGATTTACAACTATGACTTATACCACGGACGATCCGTGGCCAGACCAAATTACTAGATAACGAGGTTAATTTATGTTTAAATTAGAACGCTTCGAAGATGAAGAAGGGACTAAAGTAGCGGTTGTGGATAACAATCCATATTTCCGCTACGAATATCCTTATGTCTTAACTGAAGATATGAAGCAACAAACTGACGAAGAAATTGGTAAGTATCTTATTCAAGATCTTCAACATCGTAATGAGCACACTTTGACGTCTACTTTGTTAGACGTCAATTTGCGCTCTCCATTTATTTACGACAACCAATTTGCAACCCTTATCCAATACCTTAAAGAAGGTGAGCTTGGTGAATCATATTTCCCAGGAGCTCAAATCAAACTTCGTATTCCTAATTACGAAGCTGAGGGTTGGGAAGGTGACTTTGCTATGGTTACTGTGAATAAACCACTAACAATCCCTAAAGATACCACCGACATCTACAAACTGTTCTCAGATTACCACAGGAACGGGATCGTAGAAATTTTAAAGTGGCAAGACATCGTTCATCTTAACCCGAACGACTTTAAGAAAGAAGCTGGAGGTAACTAAATGGTAGTAAACCCATCCTTAATTCTAGCTTGGATGCTAGCTCGTGAAGGAAAAGTAACATATTCTATGACATATCGTACGGGCCCGGACTCGTTCGACTGTTCATCGTCAATGTACTACGCTGGTGTAGCCGGTGGTATGAGTACTCTACCTTGGCCTTGCTCAACTGAGACAATGCATGATTGGTTGTTGCAAAATGGCTGGGTACTGTTGGCAGAAAACCGAGAAGCTGATGTACAAGCTGGCGATATTTTTATTTGGGGTCAAAAAGGATATTCTGCTGGGGCATTTGGTCACACAGGTATTTTCTTAGACTCAGAAGGAACTATCATCCACTGTAACTATGGTTATAATGGTATCACTCGTAATAACCACGATGAAATCTGGGGCTACAACGGTCAACCATATTTCTACTTCTATCGTTACAACGGTGGATCTCGTGTCCCTAACCCTCCTCAAATTGAGATCGCTGAGAATGCGTTTGAACATGAGTTGAATGTTGGTACGCACTTACCATCAAGTGAACAACCATATTACGAAGCAACTATCACAGAGGACTACTGGGTCGAAGCTCAACCGTTCGCTGGTGCTGAAGAAAAAGAACTATTCAAGAAAGGTTCTCGTGTTCGTGTCTATGAGAAAGTTGACGGATATTCTCGGATTGGGTCTCCTCAATCTGCTCAATGGATTGACGACAACTATCTTGATGATGCTGAAGATATGGAAGGTAAACTATGATTTTAATTGAAGAAGATAAATTGATTCATGTTGACAATGCTGGTGATGTCATCGAACACTTCGGGGTTAAAGGAATGAAATGGGGACAACGTCGTGTTGTCTCCAACCGAGGTGCTTTGAGAGCTCAAAAGAAAGTCAACAAACTAAATAAACGTGTTAAAAATGGCTTCGGTAATGAGATGAAAGATGAACTAGCTAGTGCGTTAAGTCTAGGGGTTATGGATGCCCAGTTGGTTCGAATTCATAATCATAATAAATTAGACAAAGCCAATGCTAAAATATTGTCTAACAAAAAAGGTATTTCTTTAAAAGATGCTCGTAAAGAGATAGCTAGCAAAGACTATAAAAATAGTTGGGATGCCAAGAAGAAATACAAGCAAGCCGAGGAAAAATACGGTAAGGATGACATTCGTACAAAACGAGCTAAAATGAAATATAAGTCCTTACGTAATCTAGATACCGCGAATTCTTTGATTCGACGCTCTGGATCTTACGTATACGGTCAGACCAGAACTAATGCGGATATTAACCGATATAGAAAGAACGGTATGATGTATGCTGGACGTTATACTGCATTGGGAGGTAAATAATGTTAATTATTAACGACAATCAACTTCTACATACTGACTCAACAGATGATGTATTAGAACACTTTGGTGTTAAAGGTATGAAATGGGGAAATCGTAGATCAACAGGCCCTAAAGTCGGTCAATTCTCTGGCAGAATTAAAAAGAATCTTGTGTCTCGTAATAGTATGAAACGTGCTAACGAGAAAAAGATTGCCGGGATGAAGAAGAGTGATCCTAAACGTCGAGAACTTATTAACAAAAATAAAGACTTGACGGATATGAACCAAAAAGCATTACTTCGTCTTGATAGAAATAAGACAGTCAAGAAAGTTGCTGGTAAAACAGCAGCTCTTGGTGTTGGTGCCGCTGCGCAATATCAAATTATGAAGACTACTAATCCAGAAGCTGCAGCTGCTTTGAAACGTTTTGTTAAAGGTGGCGCAAAGGCAGCGACAAAATTTGCTAAGAAAAATTATCACAAAGCTAAATACGCTGCCGGATACGTCGCTAAACGTTCTTATCTATAGAAAGGTAAAATATGATTTTAATTGAAGATGACAAATTGATTCATACCGATTCCACGGAAGATGTGTTACTTCATTTCGGAACTAAAGGTATGAAGTGGGGGGTTAGAAAAACTGCCAGTAATGTAGGTAAGATTTATTTAAATTCTTATACGCACCCAATTCTATCCGCTTATGCGAAAACAAAAACAGAAAAACAATATCGTAGAGACAAGAAGAATTATAAGGCCGCTAAAAAGAAATTAAAAGCCGAACATACAAATAAAGAATCTCGTAATGCAGCACTTAAGAAACTTAAAGAAAACTTTAAGAATAGTAATAATATGTTAGCATTAATTGATCGCCAGGCTCGTAATCTCAATAATAGCATAGCAGCTAAAACTCAATATAAATTTGAAAAAGATAGGGCTACTACCAAAAATGAGAAGAAAAACGCTAAGGCCAAATATAAAAAAGCTATCAAGTCTCTAGATTACTAACACTGCGGGGGCTACATGGCTCCCTTCTTTTTTCGCAGAAATTACACGTTATATAATGAAAAGATATTTAAGGAGGTAGCAAATATGCTATATACACAAACTTTAACACAAGACGACAATTTTGTACGCGTGGGTTTATTACTCAAACGTATTGTTAATAAATATTCTGATAGAATCAAGAAAGCTATGGAGGATAAGGAAGAAGATAAAGCGATGTTGCTTATCCATGATGCGGTAGAGGAAATTCAGATGTCATTAAATAAGGCACATGTCGTAGGTCAAAAAGAATTCAAAATTCTTTCTAAGATCGAATATGACTTAAGCCGAGCGATGGCAAACATTTTTCACTACCAAGACACGGGTAAATCAATTCCTTTATTAAAGGTTTATGCTTACTGGCTTTTGGGAGTTGAAGTTAGAGTAGCTAGATTACACAATATGGGTTAATAACTCAACGAGGACAATTGTCCTCTTTTTTTCTTAAAAGGAGATTATATAGTGGCTATATTTTTATCAATTATTTCTATCATAATCAATATATTCATATTGATCCGTGCATATAAATCTTATAAAGATGATATGGATTGGAGAATACGAAAATAATAAAGGAGATGTTAATGGCAGTAAGTAAAGTCAGAAAGAAGACTAAAGGAAAGCCTAGAGGTTCTATCAAACGTGTTCCAACCGTATATTCAATTAAATACAAATATGTGATTGGGAACTATTCGGAGAAGCGTGATCAAATTGAATTGTATATCAATATGTTGGTCAATGATGAGATGGTTGTGTTACGGGGTTTTGTGGATCCCGACAAGTCATATTTTGACGGAGTCTATATCCACACGCCTAACCCAAACCCGCATCTAACTGCTCAGACAGCGTTTGTATCTGGTAAAGATGTACCAAACTTACTAATGGTTATTCGAGCATACGCAGATACACTAGGCGATATTCTTGACTCTGGTGAAACGGAATTACCAAGGTTGAGTGTTAATAACAAGGGCGAATACATGTCAGATAGCGACTTGTACGATTTTGCTAAGGTATACTAGGAGGTATATTATGGATAAAAACAAACTGGAAATGACCAAAAAGATTTATGTTGAACGTTCTATCCCTAAAATTAGTATTTTAGATTTCTTTAAGAAACTATTCAAAAAGAAATAACGCAGAAATTACACGTTATATAATGAAAAGATATTTTAAAGGAGGAACAACATTATGTTCAGAATCAATAAAGGACTATTCGGATTATACAGTTACGAAGGTACAAAACTTGAGGTTACCGAAGACGACAAATATTTTAAAGCTTGTCTAAAGGGATTTGCTCAAGGAGCTATCGATGGAACTTTCATAATCGGAGCAGCAGTTGTTGTAGCGGCTAATGTGTTACGATATTCAAATAACGATTAAAAGATAAAGCTAGGTTTACACCTGGCTTTATTTTTTTAGAGAAAAGGAGAACTGAGATGAATACAAATGTAATTTTGGAAACAATGTTGTTAGCTAAAAAGGCGATTGTAGATCACAAAAATCGGGTTGAATATAACGAAGCTTGGGTAAAACAGTGCGTAGAGGAGCTTAAGGAACGAGCAGATAATAATGGTGGTGAAATTACCGAAGACGATGTTCGGGAGGTGTTTGGATTTGGAAAATAGAGATGTAAAATTCTTAGGTTTTTGCCTACTAGGATTGGCTATATTATTCATTATTATGGCTGGCATGATGGGCGATCAGCAAGATCAAATCAAGGAACTACAATATAAGATCGAAGCACAGCAAAAGTTATTGGATTATCATAATGATGTGTTAGTCAATGTCAATCGTAAAGTACAATTTCCAGGAGGGTAATATATGGGAGCAACAATTAAATATACTAATCTTAATGATACAGACATGATCTACTTGTGGTATAATAGTGCGCAGGAGTATTATGATGTTATTTCTGGAGAATCTAATAAATGGCATAACGTACAATGGTACGGAACATTTAAAGCACCAGAATGGGCACAACGTCGTATCAAGATGATCTATCAACGAATCAATGACATTCGTAAGAAGTATAAATTATTGACAGTTCGTACAGGAGCTCCTTTAGAGGACTGCTGGGAAGGTATGCCTCCGCAGAAATTACACGTTATATAATG